TAAAGATACTGGTTGATATATGCTCAACAGCAGGGAAAAAGTTTTTCTGAACTGAGTTGTGTGCTTCATCAAAGTAGATAGTATCAACAACAATATTACTCTCAGCAATTCTGTGTAGTGAATGATATGTTGTGAAAATCAACTGGTTGTGACCATCATTGGCATTGTGAAAGTTGAACTCTCTGATCGCATCAACCTTAGTTGTACTAAAGTGATGAGTCTCTCCACTGTGAACGTGCATCACTTTAACATTAGTGATGAACTCTAAGAACTCTGCTGACAACTGGTTTGCCAATAGAATACGAGGAGCAACAACCACAATAGTGCTACATGCTTCACTCTCAAACTCTCTCTTGGCATCCTGTATCATACAGATAGTCTTACCACCACCTGTAGGTACAATGACTTGACCTTTATCATTGTCAATCATTGCCTGTATTGCTTGCTCTTGGTGGGGTCTTAGTTGCATAGATTTCCTGTTAATATACTCATTATAGCAGTTGGGTCAAGTTTGTCTTGATTGATTGTGACACTTTTCAAACTGGTGTGATAAATTTTTCCAATGGATTATAACTTAGTATTCGATCTCTTGCTGTCTGACAATAACTTTCGCTAATATCAATTCCAATATATTTTCTACCTAATTGATGTGCAACCAATGTAGTTGTACCGACTCCGTTAAATGGGTCAAGGACTACATCATTCTGATATGAAAATAACTTAAGACACCTTTTGACTAACTCTTCTGGAAACATAGCGGGATGATTAAATTCTTTCATTCTTATCTCAGGTGCGATTGTCCAATGTCCATTGACATACTTGATGAACTCATCCTTTGTAATATCAATATTCTCTCTATCCCCCTGATGTTTGATAGATGTCTTACTAAACACTTCGATAAATTCAAATGGATAATTCAGATATGGGCAAGATGGAGATTTAAAACTACCCCATGCTGTCAGTTTTTTGAGATTATTCTTCAACCATAGAATCTCTCCTCTCCATATCAATCCACTCTTAACTAATTCTGTAGTCAAATAATGATGTGACGGAAAGTAATCTTTATAGTTTGGTTGGATATTAATTATTAAACGACCACCATCTTTGAGAGTGCGTTTACATTCGCTGAATATATTTACAAGTGTATCAATATACTTAAGAGCATCACTTTTATCATCATGCTCATCATATTGCATATCAAAGTTATAAGGTGGGGATGTTAATACAATATCAACACTCTTGTCATCAATGTCTTTTAATGCTGTAAGTGCATCACTACAAATTATTTGATTCATTGAGTAACAACTAATCCCTTCTTTGTATTCTTATAGTATATTATATCATACTCTATACTTTCTTGCCCTGCTTCCCTTTTACTTTTGTAACTATTTGGTTTGATTGAAACAAATCTTCCATCAACAACTCCATCGATTCCTTTTGATTCTTCTTCTGGTGTTGATAATCTATATTCTCCTGTCTCTGACACCATTTCCAGTATGTCCAACTGCACCTGTAAACCTGAGAATGTCTTGTCAATAATCAAATCTTTCTCCCACTCATAAACATCGTCACGAGTCAATGAATTAAGATTCTCTTTGATTCTTTGCACATAATCCCAAGTCTTGTCAGTTGCAATATCAATCTTATCAAGTCCGATTCTGTCATTGTAGAAAGATTCCCATCCGTCTCTTGTTGGTTTATCTGTTGACTCTCGATACTCTTGAATTAAATCACTCATCTGACCCACGTTCTTCGGTCTGGTTGCTTGTGAGAATGAGTTACCAAGATTGATAACTGAACCAACATAGGGAAGTAATGTCATAATATAATTAATTTCTTTCATTATAGCAAAGAAATCCTCTATGGTAAAGAGTGTGTGACACCTTGTGATCTGACCACATGTGAACACGAGTCAAATTGTCTCATTGTGAGAGAAGTAAGAATCGAACAATTCTACACCAGTTTATGACCTCTGCACCATCCCTTCAAAAAATTTATAGTATCTCCCGAACAACCCATACAAAGGTATGTAGCGTTTTTGATATTTTGACTATATAATATAAATGAAGTCACTTTGAATTAAATGCGTGAACTGAGTCGTAATGAGTTAATTTTACTTAGAGGAATATTATATACAAAAAGAATGTATCGTGGAATGAAACATATTCCAAACGATATTGTAATTTGGGAAGATTGGATGGAAGATTCCTTAACTTGGGTTAATCAAGAGATCGAGAAAAAATATCCTGACACACCAAAGTGGAAATAATTAGTAGGGTAACTCTTCGAAAAATCCTACGAAACTATCTCCGATTTCTATCTCGTACTCTCGATCAGTATCTAAATCAACACAAGACATTTCTGGTATTTCAATACCATTAATTTTAAAAGAATTTTTAAACGCAATCAAACAGGAATAAGATCTCGTACTCTTAATTTGAGTTTCACTTTTATCAATCAATCGACCACTCCAATCAATTTCTTTTCGCCACGGATTAAAAGATATAAACTTATAATCTGATGTTGATCGAATCACAACACTTGAGTTTTTATGTTCACGCAAGTCTAATAATTCCTCCTTACCACTCCCCTTGACTACTGATATATTATCATTATCATCAAAGGCATAATAAGTTCCACTGCCATGATGCACAAAACTAAACTGTGTGTGTCGATTACTTTCATGCTCAAATCCGATTGTATTTTTTTCGCCAGAATGAACACAAAGAAAAAATTTCTTTGATCTATAATGTCGATTATAAGTTGTCATACTTTAATTTTATTCAGTCTAACTGATTTAACATGAGTTAAATCTCTCTCTGGTGTTCCATAGACTTGTCCAATCATTTTAGTAATATTGATTTCATCTTCTTCACTTATATCATTTATGATGTTTGATGTCAATATATCATCGTTCTTATCTTGTGATCTTATTTCTGGTAATCCCATCTCGCAAATCGAATCAACTAAAGAAACATTATCAGTCAAATCTAAAGAATCAAGACTCATTGCAATCTCGTACCGTTTATCAATCGATTTAGCAGAGTTTTGCCTTGAAAATTTGACTATGATTTGATTTGTCTCTGGTAAATATTCAATTATTTTAAAAATAATATTCATTAATTATTTGTATAATTTACCGCACTCGTGGAACCTATGATTGTGCCTATGTTAACTAATGTAAAAGATGCACCACTTTTTTTTCTAATTGCTGCACCAACAACACCTGCTGAACCTCCGACTCCAGAACTTAATACTCCTTGCAAACTTGAGGGATTATCGCCATTCTCAGGAGAAATACCATTTTGTCCACCGTTTCCTCCATCACCTGATCTGGAAGTACCTTCAACTCCAGTTCTACCAGTTCCACCAAGTCCTCTGGTTTGATTTGCACTATTACTTCCAGCAGCACCATTTGCAGCATGAACTGATCCAGTACCAGGACCACCACCTAATCCATTTGGAAATCCAGCTCCTCCACCGCCGCCACCACCAGAAATGACTGGATCTCGATTATTTTTGTTGGGATCGGAGTAAACACCACCACCACCTCCACCACCACCAAAACCACATTGTATGAGACCTTCATTTATAATTGTGACACTGCCATTACCGGCTCTGACACCAATCGCAGTTGTTCCATTTGTCCCAGTTCCACCATTACCACTGCCAGAGGAACCTCTACCTCCTCGACCACCTGCACCAAATATCTTTCCTGATGATGAAACTTCAACTCGAATCGAAGTTCCGATTCCAAAGGCACCCGTGTCTAATGCGACAAATTGTTCAGATGGATTGTTATAGGTAGTTCTTTTTGACCCCAATGTACCTTCAATTTGTGCTATAACAATTAATGGTTTGGATGCATCGTTAAAATCAGATGGAAGAGATTCAAATTCTCCAACTTGTAATGGTTGTGAAATAGACAATCCTTGATATGCATTTTGAGCAGCATTGTAAACACTTCTTAAATTCAAAGCTGATGCGTCATTCCCAAGGTCTTGTCTACTTATTGTGCCTGTATACTTAAATACAACTGTTCTTGTTTTACCTCTTAAATCAGAAAATGAAATCTGACCTGATTGTGGAACACCAACATCTAAAGGTTTGTTTAGTGTTGAAGAATCATTTACACGATACTTACCTAAACTAAATGCAGTTCCAGTGGTGTCTCCATCTGGAGCCGCTCTACCAAACTCTGAAATAATATCAGAAACTGAAATTTGTCCTGTTGGTGTTGTCATGTTATGAATCTACTTTTGTGGTTGTTCCAATGCCTACCCACCCATCAATATAAATTTGTAATTGATCTCCACTTGTGTTATATACCATCGCACCATTTGTCACTCCGACTAAATTATTCCTCTCAGTCGTAGTAATCTTTGGTGGATACATGTACTGACGATTATTAAATGGTGCTGGTGCATCACGACCTGCATCATGAAAGTCCACAGCTGCGGTCAAAGCAGTTGTTCCGATTCCGATTCCACCAATCGTTGCTTCGCCATCAACATTCAAATCAACAAAGTCATGAATCACATCAGTTCTAATTCCAACTCTTCCTGAGTTGTCTACAAAAAATCTCGCAGAGACAGCAGAGTTCACAGCAAATCCAGTGTTTGTCTGAACACCGACACCGACACCAGATGCAAGAATACTCGTGCTTGATGTTGATACAGTTCTAAATGTTGATACACCTGTTGCTGTGCTTACATTACCAATTAAGAATCCGATTGTATTTCCCGTTAGGTTTCCTGTAACATTTCCTGCTAATCCAGAGGATGCAGTAATTTGACTACTAAATGTTGTAATACCACTTACTTGTAACGATCCTTGTATTTCTAAGGTTGTGGTGGGTATAGTTAATCCGACACCTAAGTTACCAGTATTGGTTAAGGTCATTATTGGAGTTCCACCAGTTCCTTTATGCCAATGAAAATGTCCTGTTGGTCCACCACCAGAAGCACCAGCATCAAGATAATAATTAAAGTTACCATTATGCTCGTTGATTAAATCAAATGAATTACCAAATTTAGCATAAGGGAAAGCACCATCTGTGCTTCCAAATCTTACAATTCCAACATATGTTCCGATTCCTGTTTTTGCAATGTTCAATTCATCAAAGACACTTACTCCAGTTCCAACAGTTTCTAATTTCTTGACACCACTTGAATATAATGAAACATTAGATGTAGTAAAACCTGCGTAAGTTCCAGTGATTGTTAATCCTGTTCCAATATTCCCAATGTTTATCTGTCCACCTTGAATTTCAATGTCACCTTTTGGATTTTGTAATGAGGTATCAACTTCGTCACCATCAGTTCTACTAAAGATACGAAGACTATCGCCAAAATATAATTGATTTGTATTTGAGAAAAATGCAGAGGATCCAAAACTCACATTTCCTGTGAGAGTTGAAACACCAGAAACATTTGCCTGATCAATATTTGCTCCACCTACAACATCAAGACGATTATTAACATCAACAAGTGAACTAAATGTAGATACGCCAGCAACTACAACTTCATCTAAGTCTGATTGACCATCAACATCTAATCCAGCATTAATATCTACAGTATTATTAAATGTCGATACACCAGCAACAACAACTTCATCCAAGTCTGATTGACCATCAACATCTAATCCAGCGTTTGCGTCAATTGCTCCTGTAAATGTCGATACTCCAGTCACACTAAATGATGTAACGGGATTTAGATTATTAATTGTAGCACTTGATATCGTAGCAATACCACTCACATTTAATTGAACTGTATCAAGTAACTCACCATTTACATCTACATTACCAGAAAATGTAGATACGCCTAATACGTCTAAATTTTTTGATACAACAGTTCCACCCAATATCGTGGTGATTCCAGTAGAACTACGATATGAAGATATACCCTCAATATCAAGTGTTTTTGCAAATAATTTACTACCTACAGTTGTGATACCTGTAAATGTTGATGGACCAACAACTCGGAAGTCACCTAAAACATCCAACGTAAAATCTGGTTGTGTGCTACCAATACCAACAGATGATGTTGTTGATAGTGTTCCAGATAATTCAGTGAATCCAGCAGTAGATATCGCAACAATATTTGTTAGTCCTGATGCATCACCTACAAACTTTGTTGCAGTGATAATACCCGTTGGTGCATCAATACTTATCACTCCAGCAGTAATCGCTGCCGAAACATTTACTGAAGTTAAACTTGATACGCCACTTATCTTAGCACTTCCTAATACATCAAGAATCTCTGTCGGTACAGTCGTACCGATACCAACCAAACCTGATGGATTAACTATAAAATTATCATTGTCAACTTGAACACCATTTCTGAAATTGAATGACTTGGAAAAATTTGCCATTATCTTTTATTAGTTATTTATCTGATAGTTTTTGTTCTAATTTTTCGACCTTTTCGTTAAGTTCCTTGATCGCTTCAATTAGAAGTGGAACTAACTTTTCATACTTAACAGTTAAGTAATCTTCATCATTAACTAAATTGATCGGAGCTGGTACAACTGCTTCAGGAAGAACTTTTTGAATTTGTTGAGCAGATACACCTACATGTCTGACTGATGTGTCATAAACCTCAGAACCAATTTCATTAAAATTAAAAGTAAATCCTTCTATCTTCATTACCTTATCTAATGGATTATCGATAGGTAATTTATTTGTCTTTAATCGATCATCAGATGCAAATGCAACCACATCACCAACAACACTCAAATTATTATTTGATGCATTAAATGCTATGCCAGCATCTTCTTTGCACTCAAAATATTCTTCACCTGCAAAACCTTGCTTCATGAGAATCGGGAATGTTTCATCAAGGTCACCAGCACCACTTATCTTTAACTTATCTGCTTGTGTTGCAGTTCCTGATGTGTCCTGATTACCACTGACATTAACACCTGGTAGATTAATGTTTGCACTACCATCAAATGATACACCACCAATTGTTCTTGATGTTGTCAATCCATCTGCCTTACCAGCAGTGTCAGCGTTACCAGTTACATTACCTACAATGTTACCAACGATGTTACCTAATACGTTTCCACTGAATGATGTTGCTGTGACAACGCCAGTTACATTTGCTCCACTTGTGATGTCTAACTGTCCGTAAACTGTTGCTCCAATTCCAGATGTAGCAAATCTTCTTATATTATCATCATATAATTCAACACCATTTGTTGATCCTGCTCCTGATAGTTGACCAAATCTAGCTATATTTATTGTATTGTTGGGATTATTAATAGTTAATAATGAACTCATCAATATTAAATTTCCAGTTCCACGATCTTTAATAATACTATGATCTCCGTCATGAGAAATTTCAAGATCTCCATCATTACCAAATTTTAATTTAGCATCATCAGCAAACTGTGAATTGGCATTTATACCAACACCACCACTGAATATGACTGCAGCATCGGTAGAACTTGTTGCTTCGGATGTGTTACTGAATTTAGTTTTACCTGATACATCAAGTGTATTCTTTATTCTAACTTCATTATTAAGTGTGACAGGACCATCAAATTGTGATAACACCTGACTATTATCTCCACCCTCTACAATGAGTCTTTCTTTGACTGTAACTTCATCAAATACAACACTTAATCTTCCAGCATCTTCACCTGTGACTGTAGGAACTGGTGTATCAAATGTTGTTTCTTCACCAGTAAGTGATGATTTCTTTTGGTTTCCAATATAGAAGTCACCTTTATCATTCATACCTGTGTATACAACAGCACCCGCTGATTTTTCTTGTGCTTGTGACAAGAACTCTTCCTTTTCTGTGAGAGATACAGTTTGTAATTGAGGTAATGCAGTTGAATAGTTACCGGGACCGTAACCAAGATATTCAAATGTATGTCCAGATGCCCTTAGAACAGAAGGTCTACGGAACTCAATAGGTATTGGTTTGATTTTTCTTGCCAGTGATCCATTGTCATGAGATTCAACTCTTGTACCAAGAGCTCCACGTATCACAGTAATCTCATTATCAGCAGTGACAGTTGCCTTGCTGATTCTCATGATTTCATCATCAACCTGAATGTAAGATCCATAAGGGAATCTTGTAGGTATTGATGCTAAAGATCCTGGTAGACTTACTTTTAACAGACTTTGAGATGTGAATGAGTCAATATATAATACTTCATCACCGAAAATATGTGCACCACGAACACTTAAATTTTCATCTGAAGCGTCTGATGATGCATCGTTTGCTGACAGATTATGCTTCAGAACTCTCGCATTTGGTGTTCCAGCACTAATTAAAGTTCCTGTAATTGGATCTTTAACCTGACCTGTAACTGAGAATGTTCCAACTCCTGATACAGATTTTACAATATAATCACCATAATTTAAATATGGAGTTGCACCTGAGGAACTAACTATCTGTACTCGGTTACCAGCAACTAAACCATGAGCTCGTGATGAAGTTAAAGTTGTAACACCAGTCGCCGATCCAAGTATCGCAGTACCGATTGCAACACTATGTCCTGCAGGGAAGGCATATTGGAATGGAACTATCTCTGGATCAGTGCTTGTTTGAGCGATTGCGATTGAAGTTTTAGATGGAACTGAAGTGATTGGGAAGTAACCACCAGCAGTTGTTCCAATACCTGCAACCTGAACATAGTTCTCTGTTGCTGCTGTAAGATTATTTGCGGATACAGTGAGTTTTGCATCTGATGATCCAGATAACACGGAAGCATCAAAGAATAACTCGGTACCAGCAGAATATCCAGATCCTTGTGACACAACATCTGCGTGAGTGACAGCATTAGATGCGACAATTACGTTTACAGTTGCTCCTTGCCAAGTTCCTGTGTTGCTTGTATTGAGTAATTTAACGTTATTATAAGTCCCGTTTGTATATCCTCCGCCACCTGTGAGTGTTCCTGTCGTAATACCAGCGATTCCATGTTCTCTACTAAATGTGATAGTTGAGATACCTGCCGATAAAGGTGTCACACTTGATATACTGACACCGATACCAACATCTGTAAAGAGTTTATCAATTGTTTCTTTTGTAATACTCTTCTTCAAATCGTTAGTGGTTACTTTACCAAGAGGAGTTCGATTAGCAAATGTTTTTGTTGAATTTGGAGAATCATTTACATTGTCACGATCTAACTGAGGATATAGGTCCGTCACATTTTGACTGTAATTTGATGTTGTAAACTGCTCAGTGATATGATTACCTGCGTTTAATGGATAGATGTGGAATATACCATCTTGTACAGATTCTTTATAATCAGATATTCTCTCTCCACGATATGCATAAATGTTTGACTGATTATTATTCCTTTCAAATCTTGGTAGAAGAGAATCCTTTGTGTTAAAGTCATTAGTCGCAGTTGCGCCTGGATTTCTACCTGGTTCATATGTAAAGACCATATCATTAGAAACTGTCTTTACTGAGAATGTGCCATTATATCCACTGGTTGCAGCACCAACGATTGTAATATTGGGGTTTGTTGAGTCAGTAATATTTCGAATAATTACAGAATCACCAACTTTTAAATTGTGAGGTATTTCTGTTCGAATTGTAGCGTCAGGCTCTGAGTATGTGGCGGCACTAATGAATCTTGGATTTCTTTCAAAATCAAAATCATTTAAAGTCAATGGGTCATCTTGATTTTTCTTGGAGAAATCAAGATCAGTTCTTATACCAGTGGAACTTGATTCTTGTATGATAAATCCATTTTCAGGATTTTTAGAGGAAGTAAGTTGCTTTGGTATAACAACACGTAATTTATAAATCTTATCATCAATCTTTCTAACATCAGATTTTCTTTTGATAAATGAGGGTTCTGTTCTTGCTCCGATACCTGCAACACCTGAAGAATTAATCGCTGTGTAGATATTATTTGAAGCATTTACATGTACAAACCAATTACTATTTGTTGTGTCAAACTGAACTGGGTGACCTAAATCACCAACAGATTTATCTGAGACACGACTTAGCACTCTAATTTGAGATCCACCATATATTTTTAATGGTTTTGCAATCGCTGCGTCTGCTGCGGAAGTTGCAATCTGTATCTGTGATGATGTTAATGTTGCTGGAGTTTCATCTGGATCTCGAAGACTATTTGTTGCATCTGTTATGGCAAAATATATTTGATTGTTTTCAATATTTTCTGGTAAATCACCAACCTCACTCTGAATAATAATTTTCTCACCGTTCTCTAAAGAATGACCACCTAATGTCAATACACTATTACTAATAGTACTTGCAACATAATTTTTAATTGCTGAAGACTCATCATCAGACATTAATATATTCGCTTCCTTCTCAACATTACCGATTGAAACAAATAATTTCTCATTATTTTTTGCACCAACACGGAAACCTTGAGTTAATGCAGTTGGTTTAACATCTTTTGAATCAAATCCAAACAAATATAAATGAGTGCTGTCACCCACAGATGTTGTGACACCAACATCAAGAGACACCCAATCAATCACATCCTCAGTTTCTGTTATTGCTCGTGGTGTGATAATATTTGTCAAATACGCTTTATCATCTTTTGCAAATGCCTCTTTTTTAAATCCATCAGAGACAAGTGCAAGTTGTCCAAAGTTTGAGTTGGAGTTTGTAATTGATGCGTCACCACCATTTATTGCAGCGAAATGTTTATTGTAACCAATTGCAAACACTGATACAATCTGCATGATTGCATCATTTGTAATCGTAATGTGACAATTTTCAAAATCTTTACGATAAATTGCTTTTGGATCTAAGTGATATATTTTCTCTGGGTTTGTTGATGATGATTCAGTTGCAAGATCTCCACCAATCTGTTCTGTCAGTGTAATTGCATCGTAACTACGTGAACTTTCATTATACTTAACGAAAGCACGATCATCTTTTTGTAATGATACACCAGTGAACTGAGCAACAACCATTGAACGGAAACCAGTTGCCTTGTTTCCATCTGCTTTCATTCCATTCAATCCATAAACAGATCTCATTGAAATATTGAAAACATATGGTGATGCACCAGAAACAGTGTCAGTTTCAATTACAACTTCACCGCCTGTAGCGTTACCTGGTGAAGTTAAGTTTTGTGGAAATGTTGGAAGAAGATATGTAAAAGTCTTACTATCAACAACAGTCGCAACTAATGTTGAGATATTATACTCGTTTGGATCAATGCCACTAATCTTGATGGGTGTTTCAGTGGATAACTCATGATCCACCTTTGTTCGTACAGTAACAATGTTTGATAGAACTCCACCACTACCAGCTTCAATAGTATCAATCTGAATTGGATCTGATGCAAACGCACCAACAATTTCAAATTCAGGTCTCTTTGGTTCGAATCCTTCTGGATTTGCAGGAAACTTATCAATGCTATCAATAACTCTTGTAGATGACTCATTATATGCGTTTGATAATTTTGCATAGTACATCTCCAAGTCAGTAAGACCTGTAGATGTGATATTCACACCGTCAGCGTATTCAAATATAGTAAGTTTATGATGAGAAAATGTAGCGTTTGCAAGGTTTGAACCAGATATATCTGTAGGATCTGTGTAAACATTACCCTTACCATCAAATACTGAGAACTGCCATAGGTAACAAGCACCTGTAATTCTGAAAATTGCAGAGGGAGAGATTGTTGATATGGTAGGATTTGGTACGTATTTTGGTCTTATCTTTGTTTTTCTTAAGTCAAGTCCAACGATTGAAGTACCTCTTGGTATGATAACTCCACCTTCTGTACTATTAAATTTACGAAGAACGTTATTTGGATCTGATAAATCAAAATTTGTATTTAAATCTAAAAATATACTCTCATTTCCTACAACTGCACCATTTACGTCTACTAATTGATATGTTCCTCCTGAAGATTGAATTGATAGACCTGGTCGGTTATCAATCTCATGTTCACCAGGCATTAATAATATTGTTGTTCTCTCTGTGAAATCGTTTGAATCACCCGTTTGATACGAAAATCTTGCAGACTCTACTAATGCTCTCTGTAAAGTCTTGAATGGTCTGGCTAAAGAATTACCAGAGTTTGTAATACTATCTGTAGCATCTAAATCACTCGGACTCACATAAAGGATTCTTCCCTCAGTGTTCTTTATGAAATTATCTAACTTATTCAGTGGCATGGTATGCTAATCTTCTTAAATTTCTCTATGTTCTATTTAGTTAGGTAAAAAAACCAAATAATTCTATGTGGCATGGATGACAACAGATACCATAGTTTTATCTACCCTATCTCCAGAATTGTTAGGATTAAAATTGATTATTTGCAGAGATCCAGTAGCAACATTATAAGAACCATCTGAAGCACCAGTATAGATAACACCATGAGTTGAACCATTATTGGGGGCATTACTATGTCCAAATGTCATAATGTAATTTGTATTAGCGAAAGCTGTGCTGAAATTTATCGTATAATCACCAGTTCCATTATCTGCTACTGATGAAACATTATAACTATCTCTTATGGTGCAATTACCGCCAGTGTTGGTAGTGCCATCAAAATTAACAAATGCTTTTGGAGTATTAGATGCAGTTACAAAGCCTTGAACATCTAATTTTGACGTTGGAGCATCAGAACCAATCCCTACGTTGCCAGAAGATGTAATTCGAAGTCTTTCATCATTACCACCACCATTAGTTCTTGTATGTAAAGTGAGATAACCAGCTTCAGAACTCGTAGCTTCTGTATTACCTCTTATCGCTGCTCTCACGATTGGATTTCCAGCAACACCAATTGCAGAGAATCCAAGACCACCACCCTTTCCTATTGCTTCAGATGCAGGATCATGAAGATTCATGGTTAAATCTACACTACCATAAGATGATGTTGGAAGAGAAAAATAAGCGTAGGGTAAAGTGCCAGCAGGTATATCACCAGAATGCTGTATTAATTTTCCATCTGAGTCGATGCGAAGTCTTTCAGTACCAGCAGTTTCTGCTGTAATTGTATCAGCAGTAGGGAATCTAATTATAGTATCTGTGTCATCTTTATGCCTTATAGAATCAGTAATATCTACATTACCACCTACTGTAAGATCACCATTAACATCAAGTTTTGTTGCAAGAGTTGTGCTTTCAGATACAATCCGAAGTTTTTCATCACCTTGTATTTTAAAAGAAAGATCATCAGAAAAATCAAATGATGTGTCTTTTGTTTTGTTTTTTATATTACCATAAATCTCAAGGTCTTTGAGTAAAGTAACCTTTTCGTTAAACTGAGCATCATTACCTACGATTTCCATCGTCATAACTTATCCCTCCCAACTCTTGATTTGGAGAACACTCGACCAACAAAAGATCCACCTGCTCCTCCCAATACATGGAAAATTGCTGCCATAATATTTCCACTTTTACCATTTGCTTGAACTTTATTTGCACTTAAATTAATTGTTTGAGGTGCGTTCAAACTTATATTTCTCCCTGCTTTAAGAGAAATATCTTCTCTTGCCTGAATTACAACACTGGATCCCTTGATTAAAATATCTCCATCACCTGTGCATGTGATTGCAATGTTTGCCTTTTGAGAAGCAATATTAATTCCAACTTCACCATTTACTTTCTTACCAGCGATTATTTCAACATCACCCTCATTATGCAACATGTATTTTCCAGACTCATCCAGTGCAGAAAATTGTCTAACCTCATTATCAGTAGCAGCTCTTTGTAAGAAAACATTTGGTCCATTTTCTCCCATTTGAGGATTATTGACATCGAGACTATATTTCGGACCAAAAGAATCTATCAGTCTACGTTCCCAATTTTGATCTTTTCTTTCTGCCATTAGTATCCTCCTCCACCTGATGGTGGGCTACTGGTTGGTGGGTCACTTGGTGGTGTATAAGTTGATGTTGATGTATCAGTCATAATTTCACCAATCACCTCACCCTGTGTTGTAGTTGTGGTAGTTGTTGTTGGAGTTGTCATCATGGTTGTGATTCCTACAGATCTTGCTGATCTAAAACTTTCCTGAGGTGTATCATATATTATTACATCGTTCCCAGTGTGTGATGCACCTGTCATTTTAACACCATTTGACATTATGTGATAAGGCCCTGTGTATGGTTTACCATTTATATAACCAACAATATTGTTTATATTTGGACTGATACAGTCAATAACTTGAACGACTTCACCCTGTGGTGTAAGTGGTAGTCTACCGATCACAGGTTTGATAAAGGCACCTGACCCTGTTTTTGATGTGACTGTGATTACTGGAAGATCTTGAATTTGTATATTATTTAGAGGTTTTGCAGATATAATTCTACCATTTTGTATGACTAAATCATATCCTTCTGCAACCGCATCCACATATCCCTGACCAGTGTTTACTACAATCGTATCAATTACACCCACAGGAACTTGATCCGCATTTATCGCATCTAAATCATCTGCTGGTGATACTGGATAGTTTTCTCCAATCGATATCACATTTATTGCGGTGATTTGTCCGTAAGTTGGTGAACTTGGATTGAAATCTACTACTGCCTCTGCTACAGAACCATATCCTTGATTACATGGATCTTCGAAGGTAATTAAAGGAGGCGAAGTAAAGTATCCTAAACCAGGATCTGTAATTTCAACACCTATAATACTACCTGTTCTTGAGAGGTCTGCAGTTACATCAGATAAACCATCAGTATTGCTTACAATACCACCCATAATTGCTTTTGCTACACCACCAATTCCATCTCCACCAAAAATATTGACAACTGGAGGACCACAGAAATCGACATTCGCACAGTCTGGTTTGATAAATGGAGTGCCACCTGAATTTGAATTTAAATTACTTAATACATTATCTAATGAAGCGTTAATATCAAATGGTTTTTTCGACTTTCCTCCAGTCTTAATCGTTTTTATCTTTCCAACACATCTACTATTTTTTTGATTACAATCTACAAAGGCACCTGCACTCTTAAATAAATCTGATGAACTTCTCAAAACATCAGATACCTTAAACCCTGCTGACAAGATTGAGGATAATCCATCTAATGCGTCATCTAAAGTATCTGATATCTCATCAATTATGCCATCTAATAATGACGCTGTGAACTGTTCAGCAATACATATACCTGTATTTGACACTGATAATAATGCGTCGTTTAATAAATCTTGTATTGTTGTGTTTAAACCATTTACAATTTTACCTGGTGCACACTCCAACAAACTATCTAAACCCTTGACTTTTGGAATCAATGCTTCTTGAGCAGCGATAGCAGCAGATGGACCTGATATAGGAGCAATTTTGTCGTATAAACTCTCCAATCCACCCTGCATCTCAGGAACTAATTTTTCATATAAGTTGTTCATTGTATTCGACACAAGATTATTTGACATCTTCTGAATCTTACTTGTTGCTTGTGCAATATCTCCAAAGAAATCTGTTCCTGAATCAACCGCTGCAACTAAGTCATCAAGAGTTGATGAAACCTCTGTGAGGAAATTATCGTCACAATCATTTGCAACATCGACACTTGCTCCAGTGGTGCTTGATATTGACTTTTCTTTAAATTCATCTTCCTTTTTCTCTTTATTTAAATTATCAACCTTTTTCTTATCTAATATTCTATTATTTTTTTGATCTTCCTTATTTTGTCCACCAGCTTCTGAAGTAATTGTTGCATCATTTGGTTTAACTCTTTCAGTATAACCTGTAAAAGGTTCAAAACCAATTGTTGGAGCGTCTTGAGAAACATCACCTGTGCGCCCATATAAACCAAAAATGACTGGAATTTGTGCGTTGTCACCATCAAGAAAGAATCCGATAACAATATCACCTGGTCTGATGCGATCAGATCTAAAATAATTAGCACCTCCACTACCACCAGTTGGTGGAAGAAGAACAGATGCCCATGGTAAATCTTCATCAGATAAATCTTCTTTACTAAATGGATGATATCCAAGTATTCGAACCTTATGTCTACTTGCCCATCCCTCACCTTCTACTTGTGACTTATGAGCTTCTATTGGTGCGATTTGTCCGATCCACCAACGAAAACTATCTCTTCCTATAAAATTACTTTTTATGAGTGATTCGTCTATCATATTTCTCCGAATGAATCTCTAACTAATTTCATTGATGTAAATGAACGATCAGGATCAAAGTGATGGCATAATTCCTTAATAATATATTTACCACTTGTTTCACTATCAAATCTTTCCGAATCCTCTCTGGATATTTTTGGAAACTTACAAGTGATAATATCTCCTGCACGTAAATCAGTATTACAAGGCACAATAATACTTAGTAATTGTGTAACCATTACATTATATCTCATCGCTGACTGTGCTTGATATTTCGTTGGATCTGCATTTTCAGTCGTTGATACATCAGGTTCAAATGTACCACGATCAATCACTTGAGAAAATACCCTTGATGGAATATCACTTAAAGTTTTTTCAGAATCCTCTGATATTTGAGGAAGTTCAACTTTATTCCCTAATTTATCAATACCAGATTCATCAAATTTAAATTGTGCTTGTTTACATTTAAAAGTGAACGGATCAAAAGTAACTCTCACGGAAGAGTAAGTTCCTAATCTTAATTTTTCAAGCAAATTTTGATTCTTATCAACACCATAATTTAAAATTCTAAAATCATTATTTGTTTCAGTTGAACTTTCATTAACCTCTGTGTATGTATAAGTTGCTTTTGATTTTTGTTTTGTAAGATTATCAATTGATTTAAATCTAAATCCATCTTGCGTTTGATAGAATAAAAATCCTGCAGTCGTATCACCAGATTTATCAAGCACTGATTTTGATGCTAACCATACTAATATTGTGAATGGTTTTCTTAAGTTACCTATAAATTGATAGTCATTGCTTGTATCATCAACTTCATAACGATCTGTCTCAGTTGCAAGAACATCTTTTAATATTGTTTCAACTGAGGTGCTTATCTTTGCAGAATATTTTTTAAACACTCTCGTGGTTTCATTTGAGATTGCTTCTCGTGACACAAGATTCAGCATGAAACTCTCTCTTTGTGATTCGGAGATTACTTCAGTAATACTTGAGACGATTAAGTTTCGATCTGGATCTGTAAAATCAAGTCCTGTCTTATCTTCACCTGAACCAGTCTTTCCGTGATCCAAAATTTTCATAGATAATCTCTCCCCACCACGAAGAGGAAGACCATTATAAATGGATTGCCTTTCTTTCTCTCCCTCTACTGCAATTGTATCACCAGTGTTCACAACTCTCATCTTCGCGGTAATTGTAGGAGAGAATAAATCCTCATAATAATCAATCGAAATTGTACCGAGTTTTAAATCGACTGTTCTTGACCTATCATTTGATTCGATCGTGAGTTCTTCGTAGAGTGATGCTTCTGATGCTGACATTATGTGTATGCTGCGTCGGTTAAAATACTTTCCTTAATATTACTATTTAAGGACTTTCCTAATACGATGATATTAGTTTCACCACCACCTGCTTGTTGCACCACTGGTGGTATTGGTGGTAATATGTTATCAATAATAATATCTTTACCTTTCTTTTGTGGAGTAATTGAACTTCCCAAATCCATTGGAGTAGGTAGTTTTGATATAATATTATCTTTTTTTACAGAAGTATCAAATTTTTGAGTTTGACCATAATTTTGTATCTGTTCTTTTTTTGACATATTAGCAAACTTATTATATTCATCAGCTGAAACTTCTTTGTTGTTAATGTAAGTTTTTCCAGTCTCAAGATCAAACCTACCAGTAACTTCTCGCTCCATAGAAATTTTTTTAGTGATAACTTTTGCATCGATTTTATCTAATTCATTTTTACCCTTTTCGATAGCATCATTTAAATTATTACTAAGTTGATCAGTATCCTTATTTAAAATATTTGTTTCAGTTTTCAAAGTATCCAAAGCACCTTTATTCTCATCTATTTTCCCTTTAGTTTCATTAACATTTGATGTAGCGTCACCTCCTAATCCTGTCTTTCCTAATTTTTTTGGATCCTCACTTTTCTTTGAATTAACTAAACTAACACCCTTACCAATGTCTGTGATTAGATTTGTAAAAGCATCTTTCAATCCTCTTATTTTTTCTTTAATTGAATCTCCTATTTTACTAAAGTCAAGATTTTTAAGTTTATCAATTGTGCCACCAATCACATCTTTGATACCACTAAAAAATTCACCAAATGATCCAAAGAATCCAATTATTTTATCATAAATGTCTTTTATTTTTTTGATTACTCCCTTAACTGAATCAATTATCTTTGGTAAATTTACAACAACCCAACCAATTAATACTGTTGAAATAAAATCTATTATTTTTTGTAAGACACCGCCACCTTTTTTCATAATTTTTGAAGGATTTGGTTTTTTTTCTTTATTATTTCTTTTTTCAAGCAATTCCTCTTCTTGTTTTCTCTTATCTCTTTCATTTTTTTTCTTCTGTGCCCTATCTTTTGACATAAATGTCTCTTTATTAATTTTTCTTTTTTTAATTACCGCCTTTTTAACATTACCTGCAACTTTCTTTGATTTTTTTAATACAGTGCCACCTTTCTTCATCGCCATCTTTCCACCTTTTGCGATTGCTCCTCCCGTCTTTGCGAGCATAGAACCTACTTTTAATGCTGCTGCTGTGATTGCCATTTACACCACCACCCCGTATTGTGTCTGTGAAAATGTTGAGTAAAAATTATTTGGATTTGATGTTGCAATCAATGGAACATCAGATTGTCTACCAGATTTCAATGGTTGATCACCACTTTTTTTACTTTCTAAATTATTTACAATAACATTTGGTGCATTATCATCAACTGCAGATAAATTTGGATTTTTTTGAACTTTCGAAATATTGTTTGAATTTGATGGAGTTATAGTTTGTGAGTTACCATTAATCATAGCTTCATATTTCGCACGAACTTCCGCTTCTAATTGTTTTTTCTTTTCTAAATCTTCTTTTGTAAAATATGCTTGACCTTTATCTCTACCCGCAGTTTTAACACCACTCTTTTCAACTGTTGCCTTCTGTGCATCCATTTCTTTTCTCATACTATCTCTTATACCTATCACTTTATCTCTTTGTGTAATATAGTTTGCAACTATTTCTTTTTGTTCTGGTGTTCCTGCTTTTTCTACAGTTTCTTGTCCTCTTCCTCTAGAATTTGCCTTTCCAACATAAAACTTTTCATTTTTACCTGATCCTTTAATCGTAATACCAGCTTCTGTTAGAGGACCTTTGAGATCATCAAATTTTTGTTTAAACTTTTGACCACCAGCAGCTTTCGTTGATGCTGCGTCAACTGCCTTTTTCATTCCAAAGAGAACACCAACTCCTGCTGCTAATCCCAGTGCAATCAAACCTGCAGGAGACAATAAAAATCCAAGAATTGCACTTCCAACTGTCCCTATCACAGCGATTACTTTTGCGATTATTGCTGGTAGTGCCAATATTCCAACATTCATAGCAAGAAATACACCTCCAACAACCGCAAGTGCACCAACAACATTCATTCCAATTTTTTTCAACTTCTCCTTATCACCATCCATAAACGCTTGAATTGCTTTTAACCCTTTATCAGTCAACCAACCAACGAATATTAATTCAAACGCTGCCATTAATTTAGACAATATACCTTTTGCTTTTTTGCCAACCGCCTTGACCGGTGCGAGTAAAGCATTCTTCAATCTCTCAGGGACTTTCTCTAATAATCCTTCCTTCTTTTTTCGGTTTTCCTTTTCTCCTGCCAATAATAATTGACGATTTTCTTTTGCTGTATCCTTTTTCTTTTCCTCTGCGTCAGTGATTATAAAGTTAGATATTTTTTGTAGAGTTTCTTGAATATTTGCAATCGACTTCATCACAGATTCCATATTTGCCTGAGGTTTATCAACCTTGACTATTGCAGACTTATCAAATACTTTGCTTGGATCAAGTTTTCTTTTTCTAAGTTTAAAAACCTGCTTTCTTTCATCAGGAGACAAGTACTCTCCTGTCTTCGGATTGACTCCTGTAAACTCTGGATTTAATTTTGGTAGAAGACTAGCCACTTTGCTGTTGTTGTTTTAGATTTTCTTCTTCAATATACTGTTCTAAGAGAGCAACATATACATCTTTTTCCCAAGGGATCATATTTTCAATCTCTGTCAAAGAGTATTTATGGTGTTGCATCAAGGCAAAGTTTATCTTAAAGTATGACGCAAGATCAGTATGCGCCATACCTACTCGAAAAAAGATGCTAACCCTTCTAAAACTATTTCATTCTCAACCTTTGTATTTGGATTTACAACTTTCACTTTATGAGAAAGTTTTGGCATGGTTTCAAAAAACTTTTCAACTTCTTTGAATTGTTTTGAACTTAACTGTTCAATAAACTCTGTCAATTCTTTCTTCGTGCAATCAGATGATGTCCAAGATTCTTCTTCATTAAATACTTGATCGACACATGCAGTAATCATGTCAAATGATTCACTCACTCCGATATTCTCAACATCAAAATTATTCTTTACAAATTCACCGAGTGATGGATATTTCATTCTCATTGTAAGAGTGTCATCAAGTTTGATATCAAGTTTATGTTCAGGGTCTTTTTGAACTTTGATTGCATCTAAGTCAATAACTACAGGAACTTGTGTTTCACCATCATCAGGGCAAGTTACAAGAACCTCCACACTCTCACCCACTGACTTACCACGAATATTTAAAAATAGATATTCAATATCAAATGTTGACAACTTATCAACTTTCGTTCCACGAGTTAAAATACAATTTCCAATGACAGTTTTGATCGCATTTGTAATCTGTTTCTGATCTTCAGATTCCATAGCAATAATTAAAAGTTTCTCTTCTTTGACCAAAAAAGGACGATATTTTATTTTTCGATTCGAAGAAGGTAAAACCAATTCATACGTCGGGGTTGCAATTCTTGGTAAAGGCATAATATTATTTTTAGTATATTATATAGACAGGTTTTAGGAATTATTTTCAGATGATCCTCTGACGATGCTTAGATTAGTTGACTCACCTGCAACGTATCTTTCATAGTTAAAGGTGACATTACATCTTAATACGTCAGAACTTCCATACTGAACGGGAGTTGATGCAAAATTAATCGGAAACATACCAATAAAAGTATACTCGATTTCTTTCTGATAGTCAATATTAAACTTAACAATCTTCGTCTTGTCACACTTGTAACCTGAGTCACCTCTTGGATATCTCATACGATAAAAATATCCTGGTGATGCTTTTGAAAATGAAGTAATTCTTCTTTTTTCTGATCCACTTGATATGTAATCCATCCAATGTTCAAAGAACTTGATCATCTTGTAATCCTTATCAACATAAAACTCCAAAGACATTTCTGAAAAAATTCTTGTGTGTGCAAATTTTTCTTGAACACCAGTAAAGTTTCCAAATATATCACTTGTTGCCAGTGCACTGCCAGGTATTGAAGCAGAACTACATAATAATCCTGAATTATCTGTTATAAATCTTCTATCTACATTTTTGCTTCCTAAAAATGAGAATAAACTTGGTGACAAACCATCAAAAAACACTTGATAATGCGACGTTTGTGCCACATTCGTCAGTATTGGTTTAAATTCAGATATTTTTTTAGGTGAAACCATCTAAATACTCTATATCTCTATATTATAAACTATTTAGATGTCTTATAAAGGTAAATATAAACCATCGAATACAAGAAAGTACAAAGGTGATCCAACACAAATTATTTACAGATCACTTTGGGAAAGAAGATTCATGGTTTACTGTGACACGAATGAAAATATATTAGAGTGGGGAAGTGAAGAGATATGTTTACCCTATCGTTCACCGATTGACAATCGAGTGCATCGATACTTTCCAGATTTTTATATTAAAGTGAAAGAATCAAATACAATTAAAAAGTATTTGATTGAAGTCAAACCCAAAAAACAAACAACTCCTCCAAAGAAACCAAGAAGACAAACAAAAGGTTATATTCGTGAAGCATATGAGTATGCAAAGAATCAAGCGAAGTGGAAAGCAGCAAAAGAATTTTGTGCTGACCGCATGTGGGAGTTTAAAGTTATCACGGAAATCGAATTAGGAATCAAGAAATGAATCGTCCAACCGATGACAATGATAATCGAATCAGATCAGTTGTTGATAGTGTAATCGGCACTGAAGATCCTGATGATTTAATGGTTGATTTAATGAATGCACTCACCGAAGGAAGTAAAGTGCCAAAGGTTGGTGGATATTATACATTTGTATATACTCCTAAGACTCCGAATATACCTTATGATTCAAATCCACTGGTTGCAGTGACTGATGTCTTTGAATGGGGATTTCGTGGTATCAACTTTCACTGGGGAACGATGAGAAAATATACATGGAATGAGATTCCTGGTGGACTTTATGAAATTAATTCTGATGAACTCGCTGATGCCAGAGAGATTCCTTTTGGTCATATCCGTCTAAATAGTTAAAAAACAATAATGTCAAAGAAATTTTCGCCGCTAAGATATCCAAATGCTCGTATTGATACTGATAGTGACTACTTAGAAATCAGAGTGGTTGAGTATGAACCACCTGGTTTTGAAGTAGGTGCGCAGGAGGGTCAGGGATTAAGTTTGGGAACATCAACTGATGCGTTACAAGAGAATATCGAAAATCCATTAGGTTTTATTTTTCTACCAATTCCTGAGAATATACAAGATTCAAACGCTGTCAACTGGGGTGATGATAGTATTAATGGACTTGCAGCTGCTGGTGTCGGTGCAATAAAAGGTGCTATTACATCTGAAAATTTTATTAAGGGAGCAACTGAAGCGGCTCAAAAATTTGGCAGTGGTCTTGGTGATGTAGCAACTGATAAAAGCACAAGAGATTTAGCATCTTCATACTTTGCATCAAAGGCATTAAATATATTTGGTGGCAATACATCATTAGATGGAGTTTTAGCAAGATCCTCAGGTCAAATCATTAATCCAAATATGGAGTTACTCTTCAATGGTGTGACTTTAAGATCTTTTAGTTTTTCATTTGATCTTGCACCAAGAGATGAAAGAGAAAGTGATACAATCAAAAGAATGTTGAGAATCTTCAAACAAAACATGCAAGCGAAAAGATCATCAGACGGAACTTCAAATTCATCTGGTTTATTTCTTCGTTCACCAAATGTATTTCAACTTAATTATAAAACAGGTCGTAGAAATCATAATTTCTTACATAAGTTTAAACCAATGGCACTTTTGAATATGGCAGTCAACTACACTGGTGGTGGAACATACGCAACTTATGATGATACAACACCAGTTCACATGAAACTTGACTTATCATTCCAAGAATTAAATCCTGTTTACTCTGAAGATTATGAGTCAGAAGAAGGTAAAGAAGGAGTTGGATTCTAATGAGTTATTTTAGAGAGTTACCAAATTTTCAATATCAATCACCGTTCATTGATAGTTTATCATCATCTGAATATGTAACTGTCAAGAATATATTTCGTCGTGTCAAATTGCGTGATGATTTACAAAATGTCTTTACAGTTTTTGATAAATTTGTAATTAAGGAAGGTGCAAGACCCGACACAGTTGCAGAGGAAGTGTATGGTAAATCTGATTTAGATTGGGTAGTGCTCATATCTGCAGGTATTGTTAATGTAAGAAATGAGTGGCCACTATCCAGTAGAGATCTCTATAATTATGTTGTAGAAAAATATGGTCTTGATGAAAAGGATTTTGTACATCATTACGAAACAAAAGAAGTTAAGGATTCTCAAGGTCGTTTGATCATGTCAAAAGGAAATCGTGTTGATGCTGATTTTTCATTGACTTATTATGACAATGGATCTTATGTGACTAAATCTGAGGTTTCTGGAATCACTAACTATGAGCATGAAGTTCAAGAAAATATAAAAAAGTCAACGATATTCATATTAAGAAGATTTTATCTACAACAAGTATTAAATGACATTAAAAAAGAGATGAACTACAAGAGATCATCTCAGTTTGTAAATAATAAATTAATCAAAACTCCGAATACCAGAGTTACAAATTAATTATTCCTCTGCTAATTTAGCAAAGTATGATAGAGCATCATCTTCATCCTCATCAGTTGTAACTGATCTTGATGTTGAGTCAGCAGCAGCAGTAACTTCTTGTTCTGCTCTTTCTCTTTCGATAATTTCAACTTCGTCTTCAACTTCTGCGTCTTGACGAGGTGCTGTATTACCAAGAACATAGTCGAGTCTTCTCTTAAGATCTTCGTATGTCTTGAATTGATCTGTAGCAACTATTTCAGCAAGAGATATCTCTTTCTTCCATATTGCTTCTAAAGCATCGTCATCATCAAGTAATGGACTTACAGCAGCGAACTCAGAACTATCGTAGTTTCTGTATCCTGCTACATTTTTTGCTTTCAATTTGAAGTTGGCACCTTGCCAGAAATCAAATGGATCAATCGCTTCTTCATCTTCAAACTCTGGTTGCATTGCGGCAGTAAGTTTATCAAATATTTTTTTACCATACTTGAATAGAAATACTTTACCTTCATTCTCTGGATTCGCTGGATCTTTTACAACATAGATGTTGCTGGTGTAGGTTAACTTTCTCTTTTGTTTACGAGCAGTTTCCTTTCCATGATCAGTTCCGTTATTCCAGAGTTGTGTGTTATACTCTGAGACAGGATCTTTTTGACCTAATGTAGTCAAAGAGTTTTCAATGTACCATCCACCTGGTCCTTGAAATGCATGAGAATATAATTTAACAAATGGTAGGTCTTCACCATCAGGTGCAGGTAAAAAACGAATAACAGCATAACCGTTACCACTTTTATCTACATCTAACTTCCAAAGGCGATCATCACCTGATGCGCCATTGTTATTCATTTTCTCAACTTCTTTAACTAACTTTGCAGTCAAAGAACCTAACTTAGATTGTTTTTTTAATTTTGCAAACGACATTTGGATACCTCGGATTAAATTGGATTACGTTGGATAATTGGATTATAACAAAGAAAGAATTAAAAGTCAAGTGACTTCTGTTTTTCACATTTAAAATAGATTTTGATTTGATGAAATTTAGTTGGTTGATAATTAGATTCAAGAGGTTTTGAATACTCTTTTAGTGGATTTCGATGGATTGAAATTAGATCGTGTTTATGATACATAAATGATTAGTTGTAACTAACTATTTATGCGAGTTTTTCACATCTTGTTAAGATTTTTTAACTGTTCTATTGTCTTCTCCATTCCTTCAAATAACTTTTCAACACTTGTGCCTGACGGGAATCCCATCAGTGAAACAGACTGTCTCATTGTCTCTTTCATTTCGATTGCCTGAGGATCATCTGAAAGACTTAATCTTCCATACATGATTTTTTGTTTTTCTAATAATAAAGATAATTTGTCAATGTGTTCCTGTTGTCCCTCAGGTGACAAATTTGGAAAAGAAATTAGACTTCCATAAACTTCTCGTTGAAGTTCATTGATTTCTTCAAGTTCTTCTCTTACAAGGGGTGAATCAAAAAAATTACTCATCGATAAGTCCTTTTAAAATTTGTTTATACTGGAACACATTAATATTTAGGAAAGGTAGATACTTCTTTATTTTCAAACTGACGGTTTCCCATACCGGATCAACTAACTTTTTATCAAAGTTTTTACGAAAGGAAAATATCTTTTCGTAAATTGTTAATGTCTCTAAGTTTAGATCTCCACCAAGATATTTTTTGAGTATTGGTGGGTGTCCTTTCGAGCAATTGAATATTTGATCGAATTCGTTTTCGCAAAGCAATTCCTTTGATTGTTCTTTGAACAAGTAAGTCAAACTCTGTTGTCTTTTCATCCAGTCTGAATAATTTCTTTCTCCAGAATTTATGATTTCTCCAATCCATAAATTTTGTGGTGCGTCTGTGTGTACAAAGTTAGATAATAAGAAATCTGTAATCTCTTGATCTGAATATTTTCTTGATGTCTTTTCAAACCAATACTTATCTTTTCTTTTATTAAAAGAAGATACTGTTGCTCTTGACTTACCGCCATACTTAAAAAAGTCATACTTACGATTTGTAAAATGACTCTTCATTGAAAGATATGTCTGGTAGGTTTCATATGGTGTCACTTTCATCAACGTCCTCACTTTCTAATTCTGTAATTGAATCGACAGGCACTTCTGCCTCTCCGATACGATACCAATGTTGACTAATTCCAATACTATCAGGTTTAGTTCCTAAGTATTCCAAATCACTAAATCTATGCTCACGTAGCATTGCTTGTAGTCGCCAATGAATCAATTCTGATTTTTTCATTATAATGGTAATTTAGATCTTGATGTCTTTTTCATAAAGTTTAAATTTATTGCATCATACTTCAATCTTTCCTTTAATGGTTTTGACATCAACTTTGATACTGATTCTACCTCAATATCATTCATTTCGCAATAGTGGCATATTGCATCAATATAATTAAGATCTTCCTCTGCCACAATTTTCTCAATCTCAATCGCAAACTTGGATGGAGTTAAAAATTTCTTCTCAATAACTTTTTCTAATTCTTTATTCGGTTCCATAGATTTGCAATTTGTCTCTAACAAACTTCTTAATATATTGGTTGAGAAGTTTGATGTATTTTTGTTTGTTGTATTCTTCATAAACGACGCATTCTCCATTTTCACAAGCCATTATAATGACTAATTTTTTAACTGATATTCCAGTAATTTCATACAACATACAACCATATGCCATACATTGAACAAAATAGTGTTCGATCCACTCTCGTGGTTTTGGTTTTTTAGATGTTTTAAAATCTATTATTGCCAGTTCGTTGTTATACTCTGCAATACAGTCTACGGTTCCAGCAATACCAAGGTATTTGCTGTATAATGAACCCTCTAATGCGTGTATATTATTTATATTCCGTAACTCACGCTTCGAAATATTAAACAAGAACTCAGAGATTGGTGGTGCACTTGGAAGATCATCATTTTTTAAATAATGTTCTGTAAGTGTGTGCATATCTGTGCCACGTTTTGTAGCAGCTTTTGTAATTTGATCTGCCTTTTCATTACCTACCTTTTTTCTCCAGTTAATGAATATCTCACGATTGAAATGACTCGTGATTGAGGTAATTGAAACTAACTTGATGAGTTCATCTTCATCAGGCACAGAATAGTAACGAACACCATCTATAGTTTCTCTCTCCAACTTAGGGAGATCAATATCAATATGATCAAACATTACATTCCTAATTCAATTTTTGCTGTAAGATATTCTTTAACAAGACCAGAACGGACAATATCATCTATTCCAAACTCTATTATATCAAATGAACTCATTTTACGCAAGATGTTGAGAAAATCAACGATGCCATTGCGATCATTTGTTTTTGTCAAGTCAGATTGACGAGCATCACCACAAAATAGGATTCGACTATTCTCTCCGACTCTTGTAATTATACTATCTAATTCATGAAAATTCAAGTTCTGAAATTCATCAACGATAACAATTGCATTATCCAATGTAGTTCCTCTTAAAAAGGATGTGCTCCAAAAACGAATTGTCTCCTGTGCTTTTAAGTTACCATATAACATTTCAAAGTCTGCATCAGATGGCATTTGAAACATATACTTCACCATATTCTTATATGGTATCTGATAGATATCTGCCTTATCTTCGTGGTCACCTGGTAGAAATCCAATCTCTCTGGTTGCAACCAAAGATCGAACAAGATATATCCTGTCGAATGGTGTTTTATCACTCAGTACATCTTGAATAGCATTATATAAACTGATGAATGTTTTACCTGTACCTGCACATCCAAATGCAACAATGTGTTGTCCTTTATCGTATGCATCGAACAAGAGTTTTTGATTATCGGTCAAAGGTTCAATTTTAACAAGGTAATCAGAATTAACAGGTTTCTTCCTTTTCATCTGTTTCGACGTGTATCCAATCCCTATTGGTTCAGATCCTTTTTTTCTTCTTGCCATTACTGTTTTCTGACGTTTGCACCAGGTGTTTTTCCAACCTTGTTTAATACTTCATTCCAACCAGGATGTTTCATACGAAGTTTATCTTTCCATTCTCCGACTTCACCGACACCTGGCATTGTTGAAGGATCTGAATAATCACGAGTCCAATCAGGATTATCTTCTCTCCACTGATCCCACTCAGTAACACTCATGATTACTTCTTTTTGTTCACCAGTTTTTGAATTGACTACAGGATAAGTTGCCATTTAATTATAAAGTTATGTGTACTATTTAGACCACTCTAAGGACTTTGATACAGTTGGAAACTGTTCAGTAAAGATAGACTTGCAAGCATTTGCAATATCCATATGTTCCTTTTGTGTTCCATGTCCAGAGCGAAGATCGATATAATGTATCCAAGAACGAACACTCCCAGACATATAAAGACGAGTTGGTGTTGCAAGTGGAAGAACAAATCTTGCACATTCTTTTGCAATACCTTCTCTCAATAATTCATTATATAAATCCATTCCTTCGTTAAAATATTGTTTAATTCTTTCTTGTAAAAACTTAGTTTGTTTTTCTGGAACATCATCAATACTATTTTGACGGTTCTTTGTATCTTGTCTTCTTAAATCTGGTATTGGTATATTTGCATCTAATAAATTTGTATCTGCATATCTTTGACTAAACTCTTGAAATGTGAAAGAACGATGTCTCAATATCTGTGCAGCAAGTCCTCTTGTTGTATTGATTTCAAGAGTCATAAATGCTTGTTCAAAAATTGACCAGTGTTGATGTTTAATACAATATCTCAACAGACCTGCATAATTTTCATTATCCTGATTATTCGGATTGCTCACACGAGCACAGTATGCCATGTGCTTTTCGGCATCAGGAGAGACACTTATTAATGATACGTTCATTTAAATCCTTTTGATGTTTTTTCTTCAATCATTGCTAACTCATTCTTAGCAACTTTCAATTGTTCTCTGAGTAATTTGAGTTGATCCTCATCATAGAGATAATCTTTTTTCAATAATCTCTCCAATAACTTAATTAATCTTTTAAGTCTCATGGTCCTTCGTATTCCTTATCATAATCAAGTTCAATTGGATCAATATCATCATAAGAATATGATGTAACATCTGAATAAACTTCTGTCTTCAATTGATCGACTAACATTTCAAGATTACGAATAATCAGTTTTAATTTATCTTTATCCATGAAATAAATGATTATTCCTTATTATATACAAAAAAAGAGGAAAGGTCAACCCTTTCCTCTTGGATTTTTAAGTTTCCAATCTGAATGATGGAAAATGTCAAGATACACCCATTTAGCATAATGAATCCCACGATAACACATAAAAGCGAAAACTTTTTCTGGATTGTGGATTTCTGGATCGAAATCTGGGACTTCGGGTGTCCTCCACCCAATATGTAACATTGACTTTACCTCCTGTTACAATTATTTATAATTGTATAGGAGTTGTGCTTCAGCGTAGATGATCGTCAAGAAAATCACGCTTGCAGCGAGTATTTCTATGACAGTTAACATGCTACTTGCCTCCTGCTACTGTTCTTACAACCTTGAGACCACGATACATTAGATCATGATTTCGAGCTTGCTCAGCTTCGGCAAGCACTTTTGCGTTGTATTCCTTAGAGTCGTACTGAACTCCTCTGTATGTGACTTGTGCCATTTGGTTTCTCCTAAAGTAATTGGACTTTGCACCTTTAACTCTTTCGAGTGATCCGTGTTCCCGTTCCTTCAGTCGGCTTTTGCGTCTCCCGTAGGAGATGAACGAATCCGTTCCGAGTCGGCTTACTTGCGTCTTATGGTTCAAAATTACATGATTCTTCTACTTTAGTTTTAAAGTAGTTTATCAAATCTGACTTTGATTGTTCATCAAGATATTCATCTTGTCGAACCTCTGAGGTCAAATCTTTCCACCCCTCACACTTAATAGTCCAATGAACTGGTTCGTGGTTTGCAAGTAGAAATGCTGATAGTAAGACTTCCATAAGATGAACGATGTGTCTATATTAACACATTCATAGTATATAGGCAAGAACTTTTGTAATTTGTGTTACAATTTAATAATTTATTTAGATTTAAACAAAAATTAAACTGTTTTTAATCTAAATAATGGGTTTGACTGTCGTAAAAACCCTACAGACAAAAAAATTGCCGCGATTTTTTTGCGGCGATATATGGAATTAAAAGTTGATTTTGGTTTTACTTCTTTTTTTTACCCTTTGGATTCTTTGATTGATATCCCCACAACTTCGCACTGATTTTACCATTACCAAATTCAATTGACTTTAAATCACCTTTAAACTTATCATAGTACATATCAAATAACGAAGTGCGACTTCCTCTTGTCAGGTCATATCTTAATTCACCATCTGCCATGTATGATACGACTTGTGCATCATTCGGTGCATTGTTAGTCATTGCTTCTTTAAATGTGACGTTTGTCATCAGAATTTCACATCCATACTGAGTCTTTGTATTTTCTTTTTCAGTTGGTGTCCAAAATTCCATCTTTGTTTTTGCTTTTGGTTTTGCTTTGAGTTCTTGTTTTGCCATTACGAACGACCTCCCCATTGTATATCTGGATATGCCTCTGCTACTACTTCTTTTGTAATCTTATAGACTTCACCAAGTTTTTTATCCTTGCACAATGTTATAATTTCTGCTTCCAATGGATGTAATCCTTGAAGTATATTGATAAACATTGTCTCTCTTCTCATCTGATTCATCGAATCTTCACCACCCTTGATGAATCTATAAAAATGTTTTGCCTCTCTACGAATTGTGGTATGTCCTTGTTGATCAGCAGCTCCAAGTGAAAATGAACCTGTTTCATGCATGTTACGAACTTCTAAGTCCATCTTTTTGGTAAGAGTTCCGCTATAAGAATTTGTTTCATCAAATCCTGCGTAAGGCACTTCACCATCAGGCAACATACTTACAACACTTTCATCAAAGTTCCATATCAATACAATCTTTAATGATAAATCCTCATGTTTCTTGAGTGCTTCAATTTTCTTTGCTTTTGATCTCTGTCGAGATACTAAGTCAAAAACTTCAAAAGCAAATGGATTACGTGGTAACTCTAAACTTGGTTTAGTTTTAACTGTAAAAGATTTTGCCTTTTTAGTTGATGTCTTCTTCGTCGTAGTCATAATTTTCAAATCTAAATGCGATGATTTCGTCAGGGACTAAATTACCATTTTCATCTAACATTTCTGGATGAGGTCTTGGAATTTCACGATAGTTTAACATGTAATCCCTTGCTATCCAACCACCCAACAATCCTACTGAAAATAATAAGAGTGATATTGGTAACACCAATACTAATACGGTTTCTAAAGTCATAATACCTCCGAAGTTGATTAGTCTTTTTTGATGTCAAGTGAAAACTCAAAATTAATTGTAATCTTTCGATTAAGTAAAACTAAAATCTTATGAAGATTAACTTCAAATGTTTTCTTTAGTTTTCTTTTTCCCCCACTAAGAATGAGTTCAACACCACGATCAGAATAATCGTTTGTCTTATTTATGTTAAGAAGCGATGACTCTTTTTTCTTTGAGGAATTGAATTGTTTCAATAGATCCTCCTAACTTTTTTCCTTCACAACATACTTGTGGAAATGTAGATCCTTCACCGAATTCTGCAATAAATTCTTCCTTCGTAAAGTCCTCTCCTAAATTATAGACCACAAATGTGCTACTTGTCAACTCTAATACTTTTTTTACCTTTTCACAATATGTGCATCCATCTTTTGAGTAGATTACAAAATTCATGTGCTTGTTAAAATTTTATTTATTTGTTTTTAGTAATTAAGAAATTATTAATTACGAGGAAATCCAAATCAATATTATTAAAAGTACTAACTGCATCTTTTGGTGTTTCAATGATTGGTTGTCCATTGTCATTGAAAGAAGTATTCAATAAAATTGGAATACCTGTAAGTTCATTATATTTTTGAAGCAATGTCGTTACTTCTGGATGTAAATCATCATTAACTGTTTGAATACGACAACTAAAATCCTTATGTGTAATCGCACCAAGTTTTCTTCTTTGATGAGGTCTGACTACTAATGAATACAACATATACTCATTTGGATAAGTTTCTGTAAAATATTCTTCCTGATATTCTTCAAGCATGATACCTGCAAATGGTCTCCACTCCTCACGATGTTTGATACGAGTGTTGATCATTTCTTTATTTTTTGCAGGAGTTGGATTCATCAGTATTGATCTTGAACCAAGTGCTCTCGGACCAAACTCGGATCGATTCTGGAACCAACCTATAATTTTATTATCTGCAAGATGTTTTGCAACAACTTCACATAGTTCATCAAAATCATCATATTTTTCATATTTTGTATCTACAAGTGCTTCTTCAACTTCAGCATTATCGTATGTTTTACCAAGAAGAGATATATTGTGTGGTAACTTAACCACCTCTTTACTCTTAAATAATCCAAGAGCAGCAGCACCAAATGATAAACCAGTATCGTCTGGGAAAGGTGGTATATGTATGTTCTCTGTAATATTATTCTTTCTCAAAACAGAATTTGCAAGTATGTTTAAAAAGACACCACCCGCAAGACAAAGATTATCATTAATATAATCCTTCTCCTTAAGTTCTTTCATGTACTCAAGCATTGCATTTTCAAAATTATATTGAAGTTGCTTTGCCTTATTCTCCGGTGAAAGATTACCATAGTTAAAGTCACGACCAGGCAAGGATTCAAGTGCGACTTGTGGTATGCCTTCAAAATGAGTCCTATAGTCTTTCTTAAATTCTTTGATGTTACCATAGGCAGAGAGACCCATGACCTTACCACAAAATGTCTCACGATACTTTGGATCGGTGAGTTGTATATCTTTACCAATCTTATTCACGTAAATATGATATGCCCATAACCAATAATAATTTCCAAAATTATTTGTCATCGGAATACCTGGATAGTATTTGAATAATCCCTTCTTCTTGTTAAAATATCCAAAGGAATGATTTTCACAAGCAAATATCTGACCTGTTGTATCAAACAAAACTGATCCTGCGTTATCAAGTGTCACGAATGATCCTTCATTATAATCACATGAGAACACTGAAGAGTATGCATGACACAAGTGATGTGATGCAATTTCAACTCTTGCTTCTGGAAAATATCTTCGAACTTTCTTTTCAACTGTCTTATTAATATAATTTTTATAGAACTGTTGATTTGCCATTGATGGAACTATGACTACATCAATATCATTCTTATCCAAGTTTGCAGTGGTCAAACAGTATTCAATCGACTTTCGTGGAAAGTTACCATCATATTTAATACCACTCAATCTCTCTTCACTAATGCTAACACAATGTTCTCCATCTTTAATCAGAGTCACACTTGCACCATGTGTCCAAGAATCCTCTGATTGTTTCAGTAACTTTGGATTGTCAGAGATTAAGACATTCCAACCAATCGCACCATAAAGTCCAATTACATTCATGATTTGTCAACTGCTTCTATAATTTTATCAAAGTCAAATATCTCATCATCCTCATCTACATATGGATACTCTGCTTCCTGACCAGTAAAGTCAAAGTCAAACAATACACTATTCGGTAACTTAAACTTCGCAGGTTTCTTTGCCTGTATATTTGTATGCATATCCCACCCAAATACTTTTGGACTTGTGCCATTCCATAATACAACTGATGGTAATTTAAGTGCTGCAGCAGCATGTTGCATGCAACTATCAATTAATATTCTTTTCTCACTATGAAGTAAAAGACTTACCAATTCCATATTAGTCATTGGATCTTTGATTGCTTCAACACCATCTAAGATTTCACTTGCAGGTTTAGTGACTTGAAATATATGATAATCTTTTTCGTAATGATCGACAAGTTTTTGTGCGAGAACCACAGGCATGTCTCTTGCCCACAGATATGGTCTTTGTTCCTGATACATACCACCATTAGTCTGAATAACCATGATGGGTTTACCGTTTGCTCGACTTGGCCAGAAATCTTTAGCACCCTTTCTTTGTAAAGGATTGAATTTAATTTGTGGCATCTCCCCATTGTAATCAAGATTGTACATCTTACACCAAGATTCAACAAGAGGAAGTTTTTTATTTACGTGGTCAGTTGTGAAATATGGTTCATTTGCAAAAACCAGTGAGTCCATATTATCAACATACGTTTGATAATAGTAACTTGTGTTACCCATTTGATAGACACGATCCACAAATGGGAGATTTTGGAATATCTCAATCCAGACACCAGTTACTATCAACTCACGACTCGGAAAGTTGTTCTTAATACACTTTGCAACTGCAGTAGCTGCAATGTGTTTTCCAAACCCACCTTGTAAATGGAACAAAGAATATTTTTTTTGTGACATAATAAAGTATTAGATTATGTAATTACCAAGGAAGTGCTTTATCTACTTCTGTTGGTGCAGGTGGATTTTTGACTGATTCAATCCACGATTCATGGTTGACTTTTGTGTTTGATGCAGCAAGACCATCTTTCACTGGTGTCCAGTTAAGAACTGTGTCTTGTGATAAACTTGCATATGCAACAAATCCTGATGCTCCTGTTCCACCACTTGTATCTAATTGAAATGATTCTTCATTTTCAATAGTAAGTGTAGATGGATCTGAGTCATCAACTGATACTGTTTTTACAGTGACTTCTGAAACAATATTATCAGAAGTATTTAAGATTGTCAATGCTGATACTGTTTGTGTATGTGTAATTGCCATTTTAAAATTTAACTTTATGTTTTATTTATTTGAGAATAGATTATAACTTATTGTTTTTGTTTCTGGTTTTCCACTAATCATCGGTTGTGATTTGATTTTTGGTTCTTTCCAGAACTCCAGATTTGATCTATTTTGTTCAACAAGATCTATAATTGACTCTGGTAAAATCGTACTTGGAGGTGGAGATGTTTTTTTCAAAACTGAATGAACCTCATGCATGTCTGCTAATCCATACACTTCAAGATCTTTTTCCCTATTTTGATTTGATAATCCTTCAAAAGTATGTTCATAGGATTCTTCACCTAAGAAATTATATATTTTATCCATTTCACCTTGTGGATCATCCATCAAATCATTATAATCAACATAATGAAAACAATCTCTATATCCTTCTTCCACACCTAATTTAAGAGTATGAAGTGAATCATATAGAATACCTCCAGAGTTTAATAAATGCATGCATCGGTTTTCATCATTCATTGGGGTATCAGATTTAATTAATACTTCATCAATATAATTAATTTTTGCCTGACCCTCCTTAAAAGGATTTCGATGAACCATTGTCAAAAATGATGTAAGTATCTCATCAACTCTCCTGACTGGTACTATAACTTTAAGTTCTTCTGGTTTGATGTAACCTTCAATAAAAGCCATTCTACCAGTCCATGCACGATTTTTATCTATGATGATTGGTTTTTCTATATCAGAATAGTAATTTTCAATCACCGATCCTATAACTTCATTTGCTTGATCCGGTTTTGGATATCCCAAATAAAGTTCATTTGTTAAAAAGTCTTCATGAGCACCAACCATTACACCAAGCACAGGACTTGATGGTCCAGAATAGATTTCTGGATTTTGATTGAGTAAAGTTGACAGTAAAGTACTTCCAGAACGTGGAAGACCTGACATAAAATAATATTTCTTTGTCATTCAAATCATTCTCATATGTTTATTATATATTAAGTTTGACAAAATGTCAATCTATGAATATGGACTTGTTCCTAAGATGCTTGTATCCCACTGTGCTTTGAGTTCATCTGTTGTAGTTGCAGTTGAAATTCCTGATGCTGCGGGAGCATCTCTTAATGCATTTTTCTTAGCAACAATATCCGTTGTGCTTGCACCTGTCTCAAGTGCTTTTTGAAATTCAACGTCAAGTTCTGCAAGTTTTGGTGATCTTGCATTTCTAATATTTGTTTTATGAATTTCTTTGGCTTTCGCCATATCTACTCCAAATCCCATAATTTTACTCCGTATAAGTCCAAGCGTTTCTAAAACTTCGATCAGTAGGAACTACTGATTTATTTACTATGTATGATGTAGATATACCTGTCGGTACATCCTTTGCCTGTATTTGTTCAACTGTCAAATCACAATTATCTGCTGGTGTGATGATTGCAATTGAACCGTCATCTTTAGTATAGATAATTCTTTTATCTGAATTAGCCATGATTTTTTTATTGTTTTTTTTTATTTATATCTAAACTTCTGAGGCATCATATACAAGACCATAATTGAAATCACAATCATGTAATGCACCAGAGCCGGTGGAGGGGTTTACAACAGTATTGTTGGCAGTTTCTACCTGTGCTGTGGTGCTTGTTATATACATGTTACAGGTATCCGAGTATGAAGCATCAAAAGCATCAGTATTGTAAGAAGCATCAGAAGCACCACAAGGTTTATGTAAAGTCACACTAAAATTAACAGTGTATTGACCAGTTGCATTATCAGTTATAGATGTGACATTATAACTTTTTGAGATTGCTGGACCTGTCCTTTGAGCATAGTTCCACCAAACTTTAACTCTCCCATAAACTAATTGCTTCGGAGTTGATGGGTGTGTATTGTCTGTATTTTGAATTGTATTGACTTTAAGTGTTGACATATCAGTTTGAATCTAAAATAAATCCATAATTGAAATCACAATCATGTAAAGCACCTGAACCAGTAGGAGCAGAAGCAGCACTCATATTCATAGTTTCGACTTCAGCATATGTATTTGTTGCATATAAGTTAGTCACATCTGAATATTGACTATCAAAAGCATCATCATTATAAGAAGCCGAAGTGGCACCACAAGGATTTATACAAGTAATAGCGAAATTTACAGTGTACTGTCCAGTTGCCTCATCAGTTATGGATGATACATTAAAACTGTTTTCAATTCCTAAGTTTGACATTGATGGACCAGATCGTTGAGCATAATTCCACCAAACTTTTGCTCTTCCCTTCGATAATTCTTCAGGAGTTGAGGTTGAAATACCACTTGTACTTTTAAGTGTGCTGACTTTAAGTATTGACATTTTTAATCTACAATTACACCATAGTTAAAATCACAATCATGCAGATTTCCAAAAGCAGCACCACCCTGTCCAATATTAGGTGTCATTACTTGTGCTGTAGTATTGGTTGCATATAAATTAGCATTGTCTGAATATGAATTATTAAATGCATCAGCATCATAAGAAGTTGAAACTGCACCAGATGGTTTATCCAAAGTTACACTAAAATTTACTATGTATTGACCAGTCGCATTATCAGTTACAGATGTAACGTTGTAACTGTTCGTGATTGCCGGTCCTGTTCGTTGAGCATAATTCCACCAAACTTTTACACGTCCTGAGAATAACTGCGCGGTCGTTGAACTAAAAGAAGTAGTTTTGTCTTGTATTTCGTTAACTTGAACTGTTGACATAATTAATTAAGCAAAAATTGAACAACAACAGATGGCTGAATCGGCTCTTACGTTAGAATTATCAATATTAAAAAATATTAGTGGTAATTGACTTGAAGTTGGTGTGCCATGAATAAACATCATTAAGTGATGAGTAGAAACAGCAGTTCCGTCCTGTCCGCATACAGCAGCATAATTACCTGTTTCAGTTCCAGATTCGTTTCTTATAACATTTGTAAAATTAAGTGTTGTATTTCCAGAACCCTCATCAGTTATAGAAGATATATTATAAGATTGATTGATTGTTTGTGTACCTTGTTGATTAAATCTTATAGATGCTCTACATAATTGACCTCTAGTAGTACCTCCAGAATCTTGAAAAAGTGGAGGAACGTTTGCTGTTACGCTCTTAATTGTGCCTACGTTTAATGTGCTCATGGTTTTGGATTTGCGTCTTTAACGGCTTTTATGTGAGTTGCCCACGTTCCAGTTGTATCTAATTTACCCGCGAGCATATCTTTGTACAACATATCAAGTTGATCTCCAAAAGAAGCGTAAACAGTAGAACCATCAGTTGTTCTATCTGTCTTGTACTTGACCGCAAGTGCTTCAGCGTCAAGTGTTGCTCTTGCACTATCTATATCAGATTGAATAAGAGTTACTTGCGTACCATTTTCTTTAAATGCACCTGTATCGTCATTTATATACACTACTTCTGGATATGCTTTTAATATTGCTTCGTGATCTAAATTCATGCTGACACCTCCATCGCTGTTAAATTCATAGTTTGTGGCATATCAGAAGTTCTGCCACCTACTATAACATTTCCAAAACTTGAACTATAATGTCTAACTTGATATTTATAATTTATTTGACTTGTTGTATTTGGACTATCTAAAAAATGTGCAGAATGGCTAAAAAGACCAGAGACTTCAGCACCGTTATGTAATTGGTTTGTCATACTAACACTCGGGTGGTCGGATGGGCGAGTTGTTGTACCACCTACTATTCTTGCTAATGAGAATAATCCAGCATCAGATGTACTAGTATGTTGAAGTGTTAGATTAACAAGAATCAAAATTTTACTAGAAGAACTTAGTGGTGTTATGTTTAAGCTTAAACCTGATATGTCTTGATAAGTTGTAGAATTTGTTGTTGTTTTATTAGAAGTGTGAGCAGATACAACTTGAATAACCCCACCACCAGCACCTGTCGCTACACCCGCTACTGGAATTATACTGTTAACTTTAAGTTGACTCATAGTTTTAAATATTCGTCCTTAGTTCAATGTAATTATATTTAGACATCATATTATAGTAAAGGTTGATCCAGAACCAATAGTGAAAGTAACACCAGTGTTGATAGTATACGGTCCAAACACACCACCATTGACTGCAGCACCTCCATCAGCAGGGAATGATGTGGTGGTATCAAGTGATGTTGGGTTCTGGAAGAAGCGATTTGCATGAACTGAACCTGCAACTTCAAGTTCTGCTCTTGGTGCAGTAATATTGGATGAAATACCGACTTTAAAGTTAGAATCACCAGTAACCCAACGACCTGTATTACAACCAATTGCTAACTGTTTGCTACCTGTTGCTGATGCAACATCTACACCAGATCCGATAGAGACATTAAAGCAACCAGTGGTATTATTTTTACTTGTATAAAATCCTAAAAATGTATTACATGCACCACTTGTAGTGCACTTACCTGCAGCAGTGCCGAGGAACACGTTACCAGTTGCACTACAATTACAGAAACCTGCATTAGTTCCAATGAAGACATTGCAGGTTCCAGATGTTAAACATTGACCAGCATAAGTTCCAAGTACAGCATTACAAGAACCACTTGTAAGTTTACAACCAGCTTTATGTCCAATCGTAATATTCAAAGAACCAGTTATGGCAGATGTACCACGCATTGCACACTTTCCTATAGCAATGTTATTCGAACCAGAGCAGATACAATATCCAGCATAAAATCCCAATATAACATTACTATGGGCACCATATGCATTAATAACAGCTTGTTTTCCTATAACAACATTATTGTCTCCTGTTCCTGCAGATGCATTGTCACCCCTAAATGCACATAGACCGATTGCAATGTTGCCTTCTCCTGTTGTCATACATCTTGCAGCGTTCGAACCAACTATGGTATTACCACCAGAAGCAGCAAACCTTCCCGCGAAAGATCCAATTAAAGTATTTTGAGTCTGAGTTGATAACTGCATACCAGCTTCATGTCCAAAAATTGCATTTAACTCACCTTGAGTAATATCACAACCTGATGATGAACCAACCACTACATTATCACGAGCTGATGTTAAACTTAATAAGGCACAATTACCGATGGCAATGTTAAGGAAACAAGTAGCAACACCAGTTCCAATTGCCTTGTGTCCAATCGCAATACTTCTGGTTGCTTCAGTGGCATTTTGTCCTGCATAACGTCCCAAAAATATATTACAAGCACCACTTGTCATTGCCTTACCAGCACATGAACCGAAGAAAATATTACTGCAACCATTAGATCCGTCAAGATTACATCCGGAGCAGGTGTTAGATGCAAATAAGTTTAGATCAGCGTCTGCTGATAATCCACCTAAAGAACTACCGTCTGCCTTGGCAAAGTTTGCTGCTGTAATAACTCCAGTTACACATGCACCACCCGCAACAGTTAATTTTGAAAGTAAAGTTGTAGTTCCGATACCAACATTAAAGGAATTATCACCAGTAACCCACATTGTAGTTCCGGCACCAACTGCCAATTGTGTATCACCAGTTGCTGATGGAAGACAAACAGCACAACCAATCGCAATATTCCTTGAACCTGTTGTGTTATTTCTACCTGCAGCGTTACCAAAAAAGATGTTGAAACAACCAGTTGTTATGCATTGCCCTGCCACTGAACCCATTATGTTATTGTATGATGCTGATGTTGCCTTTTGACCTGCATACATACCAATTGCTACGTTTTGATCACCAGTGAACGTTGCAAGTGCTAATGCACAGTGTCCCAAACCAACATTCTTATCACCAGTAGTGATACATTGCATGGTGTACTTACCGATGGCAATATTTCTCTCTCCACTGCTCAAACATTTCATTGTTATATTACCAATCGCAATGTTGTCATCACCAGCACTACAGTTCATTGCATTACAACCGATGGCAATATTCCTATCACCTGATACACATCTTCCTGCCTTCTCACCAATAGCAATATTACAACTACTTGATGTTGTGCACTTTTCAAGTGCATAAGAACCAAGTGCAATATTTTTGTTTCCAGATGTTAAACATTTTAGAGAATACGCACCTAATGTGATGTTATTACTTCCTGTCACTGCAGCACATCGCAATGAATTACTACCGATTGCAATATTTTCACTTCCAGTTGTTACTTGACATCCAGCATAGAAACCGATCGCTATATTGCTATCACCACAAGATTTAAATCCTGCACCCTGACCTAAAAATATCCTCCTATTTCCTGCAGCTCCACACTGACCAGCAGAGAGACCAAATATCACATTGTAGCAACCAGATGTATTACATTTAGCAGCTGCGTATCCTCCAAAGATATTAGTTTTTCCTGATGTGGTAAATTCACCAGCCTTATCACCCAAGATTATATTGCGATCACCAGCATTTATCGATTTACCAGCATTACAACCAAGTAGTATGTTGAAGCAAGAGTCAGAGTCAAGTGCAGCACCTGCACCATCACCAGCGACCAAGTTTGCCTCAGAGTCTTGTGAGAATCCACCAAGTGAACTACCGTCTGCCTTTGCGAAGTTTGTTGCTGTGATAACACCACTCACACAAGCATCACCGGCAACACTTAATCTTGAACTTGGATTTGTGGTTCCGATACCAACCATAAATTCAGAGTTACCATCAATCCAATGATTGTTGTATTTACCAATTGCAAGTTGACAATTACCATTTGTGATCGCAGGATTAACATTACATCCAATTATCACATTATTAGAACCACTATTTACAGCCGCACCCGATGCTCTTCCTAATATGACATTAAAAGATCCTGAAGTTATACTTTGTCCAGCAGATGAACCCAAGACGACATTACTACCACCAGTAATTGTGTTATTAACTCCCGCATATTTACCTATGAAAATATTTTCTTCTCCTGAGGTCGTTCCCTTCCCTGCCTTTAAACCAATCGTAATATTATCGGATCCAGTTACGGTGCCATTTCCTAAAGAGCATGAACCAAAAGCAATATTTCTTGATCCAGAAGTATTATTTTTACCAGCACATTGACCAATAAAAATACTATCAGTAGAAGAAGCAAGTTTATAACCACCACAAGTACCAAGTACTATATTATGAGTTCCTCCTGATATTTCTTTTCCTGCACGACATCCTATGAGAACATTACATCCACCACCTGCTATTTCTTGACCAGCATGATTACCAAGAATAACATTATCTTTACCTGTGAAAGTAGATTGACAAGCAGCACAATCACCTATGACTATGTTACAGCATGCAGAGGTCATATTCTTTCCAGCATGCAGACCCATGATTACGTTTTTATGTCCTGTAACAGTTGCATTAGCAGCCGCATACGATCCCAAGAAGACATTATCATCACCACCATTAATAGAACATCCTGCTTCTGTACCCATAATAACGTTGCGGTCACCAATGTCAGTGTTTTGAGATGCAGGTCTTAGTCCACCTATTACAATATTTCTATTACCTGTTTGGTTGGAGCATCCTGCATTGCATCCACCTAAAATAATATTTTGATAACCAGATGTAACTGCCTTACCAGAACAGGCACCTAAGAAAAGGTTGAAGCAACCAGAGGAACCATCAAGATTAGCACCAGCCTGAGTTCCGGCAACTAAGTTCTCATCTGCGTCTGCAGAAAATCCACCAAGTGAACTACCATCTGCTTTCGCAAAGTTTGTTGCTGTGATGACACCAACAACTAACGCATCACCAACAAGATGTACTTTAGATGAGGGATTCGTAGTTCCAATACCAACTAATTCACCAGCACCAAATGGAGCAACTTGAATCGTTCCGTCTGCATTTACATCAAAACTTGGTATTCCACTGATGTCGTTGACTGCGAAGATTGAACCTGATGAAAGATTATTTGTAACTGAGAATAATTGACCTTCACTTCCCTCTACATTGAAGGCAACTGTATCAGTTGTTGCTGTTCCTGTGCTGACATGTAATTTTGCTGCTGGATTTGTTGTTCCAATACCAACACATGATAGTGTATGAATACCAACATCTGTTGATACGAAAGGACTACTACCACCAGCACTAATACCAGTTAGACATGAACCATCACCACAGAATTTAGTTGCGATGAAGATTCCACCAGAATTCATCGCCTTAATCGTAGATCCTGCTAGACATACATTATAAGAACTATCACCACAGATCCAACGATTTGATCCACATCCTATTGCTAATTGAGTGCTTGATGTTGCTGAAGATGCACAAACTGCTCTACCAATCAAGGTATTATTATCACCTGTGGTAGTGGTTGATCCAGTATATGATCCAATGAAGATATTTTGAGTACCAGTCGTGACCGTATGTCCAGATTGATAACCTATGGAAATGTTTAAGGTTCCAGTGTTGCTTGAAAATGTACCACCCTGTAATGCACACTGACCTAATGCAATATTAAATCCACCAGTGCATCTAAGTTTTCCAGCATATCTTCCCATGAAGATGTTACCATTACCAGAGATTAAGCAATGACCAGCACTAGTGCCCATGAAGATATTACATTCACCACTTACACTACATTTTCCTGCAGCACAACCAATTGCTACGTTACTACTTCCAGTTACTGCTGCAGAACTCATCGCAGCATTACCAATGGCAACATTAAAACCGCCAGATGTAAAAGCCTCAAGAGCTTTTCTACCAATAGCAATATTACATACCCCAGTATTGTTGGAGGCAGTGGATGACCCCTTTCCTGCATATTTTCCAATAAAGACGTTTGCATGTCCAATAGCAAAACCACCCGTATAATCACCTAAGTATACGTTGCTACTTCCAGTTAGCATATGGTCACCAGCAAGATATCCTAAAACAAGGTTTTTCGAACCTGTGGTTAGGCATCCAGCAGCTCTACAACCCATGACAATATTATGTTGTCTACTGGATGAGTTACCTGCACATGCACCCATTGCAAATCCACCAATAGCAATATTCTTTACACCGCAGGTGTCCTGCTGTCCTGCCATCTCACCAATATAGACATTACCATCACCAGATTCATGACATTCACCAGCATAATATCCCATGAAGGCGTTACTATTAGCACCTTGTAGTTTCCGACCTGCATTGAGACCAAATACAGTATTATAATCACCTGTGGTAATACAACAACCTGCACGTCTACCCATTGCAATATTGTTATGACCAGATGTCATTGCATTACCAGCATTACAACCTAATAAGATATTATTATCACCTGTCATAACAGCACATGCTGCTGCTTTATGTCCTATTGCTATGGTTCCGCTTCCAGTAAACCCAGATTTCGATGCAGAACCACAACCTATGATTACGTTATTATCTCCGGTGCTATACTTACCAGTTTCCCTACCAATATTGACGTTAGCACTTGAATCTGTGGTATGCTGACCAGCTTCAAGTCCAATACGAATATTATCAGAACCAGAAGTTGTACATCTTCCTGCGTGTTTTCCTATTGCAACGTTACGAGCACCAGTTACTGTACCATCTGACATTGCATACACACCTATCGCAACATTGCAACTACCAGATGTCATTGCATTACCAGCACTATGACCAAGTAAAACATTATGATCACCTGAATTTAACGCTGCACCAGAGTTGCAACCAAGCATAATGTTGAAGCAAGTATCCGAATCAGCTGCTGCACCAGCACCTGTTCCTGCGATTAAGTTTCCTTCTGAATCTTGTGAGAATCCACCTAAAGAACTGCCATCTGCTTTCGCAAAGTTTGTTGCTGTGATGACTCCACTAACACAAGCGTCACCAGCAACACTTAATCTTGAACTTGGATTTGTGGTTCCGATACCAACATTAAAATCACAGTTACCAGAAATCCAATTGGTATTACCAGCACCAACTGCCAATTGATCATTACCAGTCGCTGATGGTAGTTCAACGTTACAACCAATAGCAATGTTATTAAATCCCGTGGTTGTAGTATTACCTGCACACGTACCAAGGAAGATATTATCTTTACCTGAGGTAATGTTCAGAGCTGCTCTACATCCTATACCGATGTTTTTATCACCAGTAGTAGTGCCAGTTCCAAAGGAATATCGACCTATTGCAACATTATAACTACCACTTGTTAGATTTTGAAAAGATACAGCACCTAATCCGATATTATGATCTCCTGTCACAGTTCCAAGAGAAGCAGTAAATGTTCCCATGAAAATATTGCAACAAGCAGTGGTTAAATTCTGAGCGATATTCTTTCCTATAGCTATATTGCTCTTTCCTGATGTTACTTTTCTCAGAGAAAAATATCCAATTGCCGTGTTACAACCACCAGTTGTAACGCCACATTGCATTGCTTTATGACCAATTGCAACATTGCAACCACCAGTGGACAATTTATTGGCTGCCATGCAACCTAAGGCAATATTGGAAGAACCAGAAGAAATAGTGAACATTGCATCCATTCCTATTGCAATGTTAGTTTGCCCAGTATTATCTGAAACAGTACTACTACCAAGTAATGAACATAATCCCAACGCAATATTATAATTACCTTTTATACATTTACCAGCACAGGTTCCTATGAAGATTGATTTAGTTATACTGGTTGAACAATATGCTGCATTTTTTCCGATTATAATATTTTCAGAACCATTACCACTATACATGGTTCTTGTACCAAGAATAACATTACAACTTCCAGATGTAACACCTGATCCACTACATTCACCTAATATAATATTTGCAGCACCAGCACATATGTAAGCACCTGCTTCATGTCCTAATAAAAGGTTATCTGCTCCTGTAACTTTATTACCAGCACGACCTCCAATTGTTATGTTTCTGCTACCCGTTGAGTTACTACATCCAGTTCTATCACCGATCGCAATATTGTAACCTCCGGAGGTTATACTGTCACCTGCTTGACAACCTATTAAAATATTTTGGTCACCGGCATTTAATGCTGCACCAGCATTGCAACCAAGCATAATATTGAAGCAAGTATCCGAATCAGCTGCTGCACCAGCACCTGTTCCAGCGATTAAGTTACCTTGTGAGTCTTGTGAGAATCCACCTAAAGAACTACCGTCTGCCTTCGCAAAGTTTGCTGCGGTGATGACACCACTGACACAAGCGTCACCAGCAATACTTAATCTTGAACTTGGGTTCGTGGTTCCAATACCAACCATAAAGTCAGAGGTACCAGTAATCCAACTAGTTGCTGCGACACCAATCGCTAATTGATGATCTCCAGTTGCAGATGGAACTGTTGCACCGTGACCTATCAGAATATTACTACTACCAGAGGTTAAAGATTTACCTGCACAAGTTCCTATTGTTATATTAGAATCACCAGTGACATCAGCAGATCCTAATGACAAACAACCAATCGAGATGTTGTTAGTACCACTTGATAGTAAATGAGATGAACATCTACCTATTGCGATATTATCATCACCAGTTATAGATCCGCACCAACCGGCACAAAAACCCATAATAATATTAGCATCACCAGAACAAATATTTCCAGCACGAGGACCAAACATAGAGTTGTAACAACCAGTCGTACCTCCTGTGCCACCTGCTAAATATCCAAATCCCTGATTTTGATTACCAGTGATTGCATTGAAAGCACCAGCTTGATCACCAACGAAACTATTCTTCGTACCAGTGGTAACATCTCTACCTGCGTCTCTACCAACAAATGTATTACACCCTCCACTTATAGCACATTTTCCAGCGTATCTTCCTATTGCAATAATATCCTGAAAATAAACACCATCAGCACCACCCATTCCTGCGTGTTCACCAATCGCTATTGCCCTGAGACCACGGTTTTTCATTCCAGCACTATTTCCTATAAAGATTTGGCAACAACCAGTTTGACTACATTTACCGGCATTCATACCGATCATGACATTCATGCATCCGACACTGCTTTGATGTCCGGCGTCAATACCAATAAATACGTTCTTATTTCCTGTGGTTAAGTGATATCCGGCACAGACACCAATGACAAGATTGGCACAACCTGTATTTGAAGCAGTATTAGCACTACCTACAAGTTTACCTATGTAAATACTATCACAAGCACCATCAACAGATTTACCAGCTTGAGTACCTATTATAAGATTACGGTCTCCATAAGTTAGGTCACAACCTGAACAGTTACCTAATAAGACATTTTCGCATCCACTACTACCTAAATTATTACCAGCACAAGTTCCAGCAAATAAGTTTTCTTTTGAGTCTGGTTCGAATCCACCAAGTGAACTACCATCTGCTTTTGCAAAGTTTGTTGCGGTGATGACTCCACTAACACATGCATCACCGGCAACACTAAGTCTTGAACTTGGGTTCGTGGTTCCAATACCAACCATAAAGTCAGAGGTACCAGTGATCCAACGATTTGTCTCATAACCGATTGCTAATTGGCAATGACCAGTTATTGATGGGAGTTTTACACAACGACCTATGGCTATGTTACCACAACCAGTTGTTGTGGTACATCCTGCATATGATCCTAAAAATACATTATTATAACCGGTAGTTATGTCTTGTCCGGTATAATATCCCATCATGACGTTAAATCGTCCAGTTGTGATATTTCTTCCTGATGCTTGTCCTACAAAAGCGTTTGCTCCAGCACTATGATTCTCACAACCACAACCAGATCTTCTACCTATGAAAACATTACTAAATGCTGTCGCACCACGTTTACCAGCATACTCACCAATCGCGATGTTCGCAGCACCAGATGTCCCACAACGTAAAGCTTCACTACCCAAAGCAACATTGTGAGCACCAGAGTTAGAACTTACTGTAGAACTACCTTGAAGTGCGTGACATCCAATTGCAATCTCTGAATAAGCACATCTACATCTTCCAGCATATACACCAATATAAACAGAATTGTGAACAGCTGTATTTTGACCGGCATACTGACCTAACGCAACGACATCAATACCAGTTCCAGAGGAAAATGCCCCCTTACCAATCGCAATACTCTTTCCTGTAGTTGTAGCTGTAGAACCAGCAAGACATCCAATAAATACGTTGTCTTCACCTGAAGATATATTAATACCAGAACATTTTCCGAATGCGATATTATTATCACCAGTGGTAACCCCGTCTCGCATTGCAAATGCACCTAATGCAATGTTAAAATCTCCTGTAGAATTCTTACGATTTGCACCACATCCTATAGAAACATTACATGATCCTGAAGTGTTCCATTCAGAGGCACCACGACCTATAAAAACATTTTGATTACCTGTATGTGTAGTTTGAGATGCGATATATCTACCTATGAATATATTACATGATCCTGTTGTGTTCTTTTCTCCAGCAAATTTACCAATATTAATATTACTTACACCAGTAGTGAGACGCTTACCAGCTGCATCACCAATTGCAATATTTTCATTTCCACTTTGAAGACAATATGCAGCACAGCATCCTAAAATAACATTATTATCACCAGCACAATTCGTATATCCTGCCTTATATCCCAAGGCAATGTTAAAGCAAGTATCAGCATCAGACGCATTACCTGCAGTTGTTCCTGCATATAAGTTCTCTTGTGAGTCTGGTTCGAATCCACCTAAAGAACTACCATCTGCTTTCGCAAAGTTTGCTGCGGTGATGACTCCAGTTACACATGCACCACCTGCGACAGTTAATCTTGAATGTATCGTTGTAGTTCCAATACCCACATTAAAGTCAGAATTACCACTAATCCAAAATTTAGTATGGACACCAATTCCAAGTTGACAATTATCAGTCGCACTTGGAAGATTAAAACTATATGTACCTATTGCAATATTCTTACCACCAGTTGAAACATTACCTCCTGCACTCCTTCCTAAGAAAATGTTACAACCACCTGAAGTGATCTCTACACCAGCATAAGCACCCATAACAACGTTATCGGATCCTGTAATCGTTTCATTAATTCCTGCTCCTCTACCAATGAATACATTATTTTCTGCAGATGTAATTCCTTTTGATGCTTTAAAACCAATCGCAATGTTATGCTGTCCGGTATTAACACCAAGTCCTAAGGCACATTCACCCATTGCAATATTATTAAATCCAGATGTTGAATTTTGAAGAGATAATTTACCTAACGCGATATTATTGGCACCTGTTACTGTACCATCATTCATTGCAAGGTAACCAATTCCTATGTTACAACTTCCTGTGGTTAAATCACTACCAGCATTTGTTCCAAGAAAAACATTACCGATTGCAGTTGTGAAATTTTTACTTGCATAACGTCCAATCGCAACGTTAAATGTACCTGAAATAGTTCCTGATGATGCACCAGAACCTGCACACATTCCAATTCCTATATTACAATTACCAGTTACATATTGCGCCGCTCTTCTACCAATCGCAACACGATCACTACCAGTGGTGGCAGTTTGCATAGTTCCCTCACCTAATGCAACATTAAAACCACCATCTACATTACATCTAAGAGCATATGCACCGATTGATACATTCTTATTTCCAGAGGTTAAACATCTGGAAGCGTACGTACCTAACATGACATTATGATCACCTGAGTTTAAGTTCGGTGCAGCTTTAAATCCTAAACCAATGTTGAAACAAGTATCAGCATCAGAAGAATTACCAGTATTACATCCTGCATATAAGTTCTCTTGTGAGTCTGCTGAGAATCCAGGAAGATTACTTAGTGCCGAACCATCACCAGTAAGTGTAGTAGCAGATAGAACACCTACCACCTTCACACCAGTGTTCATCGTCTCTAATTTTTTACTTGCGTCATAATATAATTCGACTGCTCCGTCTTGATTCGCGATGATCATGTTTTCATGATCAATACGACCACCCTTAATACTTACAACAGTTCCATGAATAGCTAAAGGTCCGCCTGAAAAATCAGCATCGTTACCTATCTGTGAGGCAGTGATGACACCTGTAATATTAATGTTAGGAAAAGTTGAGATACCATTAGTGACATTTATCCCACCGTTTGTGACTCTTAATCCATTTCCTGCTGTTATTATTCCTACTGAATCTATATTTGTTACGTCTTCATAAGTTAATGTACCACCAATCGTGACGTTTCCCGTAAATGTCGCCGCCGCACCGCTTACTATATTTCTACTATCATCAATAATAGTAGAGCCTGATATCTTAATTGCCATTTAATTACCGTCTTCGTGTAGCACTAGGTAGTTTTTTATATTTATAATTCAAATCTCCCCTTGAGTGCTAAAAAATTTCTTTTTGCCTCAACAGCAGATAAAGCCTTTCTGTAAGTGCGACATAATGCAAAATCACAATTCATTGCTTTCATCGTATTTGTACCTCTACCACCTATTCTCCAGTCATATGTGGAACCTGTTTTTAAAGACGCATCAGTAAACCCTGCTTGACTAATAGTCTGCACTAAAACACCATCTACATAAATTTTTCCTGATGTACTAGTCGCGTTTACCCAATCAGCACTAAAGACGAAATGTTTCCATTCATTTCTTTTACAATCAAATGAAACATGTCTATGAGTACTACCATTATATAAATTCATTCCCATTTGTCCTGAGGTCGTGCCATCTCTATTTCTTATAGTGTAAGGATAACCTCCGGATCCATATAAATCAATCAACCATTTTTCACTATCACTCGCTGAGTTTTTATTTTTAAACCAAAATTCAATGCTATAATTTTGTGTTTTTTCAAAATTAGTGACATCATCAATCATGTCAGTATATCCTATGGTATCATTTGAACCATCCAAAGTCAAAAAACCATTATATTGAGGACTAAAAGTTGGACCATTATATAATGTCATATCATTCGATTCAATCTGATCAAATAATGTTGTTCCTGATTCAGGATAACTTTTTGTATTACCAACATCAACACTTAATGCGAGACCATCTTTAACTAAATTCGGACCTGCTGAACATGCCATGTTTATGCTCCACTTGTATCGTCAGAACTCCAATCATCTCCATTCAAAATTGTCAAAATTTGAGAGTGATCATAAGTTCCTTCAGTATTAGAAAGACTTGAGATAAAAGATGGATCATCACCATCCCACTTTATAAATGTTTTTGTTTCATCCACAGATTTTCTGAGAGTTGCTTCTGATGTTTCACAAACCTGTGAAAAATCAACCTTTGAAACTTCTGATACTGGAATAATAAGATATTTTCTTGACATTTTTTTAATTATTTATAAGCATCACACATATCTTCCTTTATGTGCATTATAGTTTTGTAAAACTTCTGCTGCCGTCAACGCTCTTCTATACACGGAGAACTGTGATAACTGTCCATCTAACCAAGTTTGAGAATCACCAGAATCTACAAATGAAATAGAAAAATTATCACTCGATGTTTTTATTCCCCCTATACTAGCATTATATAATGCTTCCTGCTGACCATTTAAGTAAGTATAATACTTATTATTCGTCGTATCCAAAACCACACATATATTATGCCAAGTATTTGTAGTATTGTTACCAAAAACATTATCGGCAGTAGTCCATCTATGTTCCGTATTTGAATTATTAGTTACCAATACTGTTAATACATTAGTAGTTCCTCCACCAACATCACTGGCACCAGTATTTGATCTGGAAACCGTAGATTTATCATACCACAAAATTAATGGTTGAAAACCCGTTTTTCTTGGATGTGTAATAATATTATTATCCCTACTATCATCATGTAATTGCAACCAAATATTAAAACTACAATCTTTTTGTTGTATTTCCGAATTTATACGCTGGTTAAATTGTAGATAATCATCAGTACCATCGAAAACAATACTACCTTGATTTTCTGTGTTAAAAGTGGGTCCGTTAACTAGTGTTGCATAAGTGCCTTTCAAACCAATATCAGTCCACGTAGTTCCACTACCAGAGTATGATTTTGTATTTGCTGCATCAAGACAAACAGCAAGTCCATCAGTAACTATATTTGGAGATTGAAATAATGCCATTACACATACCTGCCTTTGAGTGCATTATAATTTTGTAAAACTTCTGCTGATGTCAGTGCTTTATCATAAATCGCCACTATAGATATTCTACTATGAGATAATTCTGCAGAACCAGCTACTGGTCTTGGATCACCTCCTATAAAGAAATCTTTTGATGGTTTAGTAATGCTTGATGTTTGAGTAGCAACTGAAATACCATTTTTATAATAAGTAAATGATGTCCCATTTTTAGTTATGCAAATATTTTGCCAAATATTAGCTGTCATTGATGGACCAAAATTATCACTGTAATATTCAAACGTATTAGTGGTCAGTTTTGTAAAATTTAAATCATTGCCACGATTCCCCAATATTAATTCATCATTTTCTCCCACAGCAAAAGGATATACCCAAACATACCAAGTAAATGAAGTTGAGGTTGAGTATGCGGGTTGAGAATATGATGAAAATGATGTGTAGTCATTAGTACCATCAAATAATAAATATCCCAAATTATCACCACTAAATGTAGGTCCGTTCGTTAATGTCCCATCAATGCTTGTTCCAATCAAATTTTTCCAGTTAGTTCCACTACCAGAATAAGACTTTGGATTAGCAGCATCTAAACATAATACAAGTCCATCAGAAACTATATTTGGATTGTAAATAGTTGCCATATCATTCTAATTTTGAAATACGCTCGCTAAGAGTATCTATCTGTTTTTGTTGATCCTTCACAACCTCAATCAACAGACCGACTAAACCATTATAGTTTACAGTCTTCGGATCATCTCCGTGAACAAGTTGTGGAAGTATCTTCTCAACCTGATCGGCAATGACTCCAAGTGCAGGTTTATCATCTTTCTTCCAGTTGAATGATACACCTTCAATTTGTATAACCTTAGAGATAGGATCATCAATTGGTTTGATATTAGTCTTGTATCTAATATCAGAAGTTGAATTAAAGTTTGGTGCGGAAACATCACCAGCAGCAGTCAGAGAAGTTCCATTAAGTAACTGTAAACTATCACTACGGAATTCTGCGGTTACAGTTTCAGATCCAGCTTTAATATTTTTAATTTGAAGAGTACCATCTTCAGTGCCATCTGTTACATCTGCTGTTATACCTGCTAACTGTACATAATTAAGTTGGTTACCAGCACTATCACTTCCATTAAACTTAAGAATTCCAAGGAAGTCATCATCAGCTGGTGAACCATCATCTCTTATGAGATTTATTGTAGGACCAACAGCAGCACTTGATTCAGTCGAACAAACTGTTAAAGTCGCGCTATTTGCTCCATGAGGTTTGATTACAACAAGACCTCTGCTGATTGTTGTAGATCCATCACTACCTCCTAAAAATGCAGGATTAGCAGCAAATGTAGTAACACCCGTGACACATGCATCACCTGTTACAGTTAATCTGGAGGTTGGATTAGTTGTAGATCCAATACCAACATTGAAGTCGGAATTACCCACAATCCAGCGATTTGTATCTTTACCAATTGCAAGTTGACAACCACCAGTAGCGGATAGAGGATTAACAGATGCACCAATAATAATATTAGAACATCCAGATGTAACCGTGCATCCAGCATATTTTCCTAAGAAGACATTATCATCACCAGATGATAAATTAAGACCTGATCGTCTACCAATTATAACGTTATCATCACCAGAGAGTGGTCCAGTATTAACTGTGCAATTACCCAAGATAATGTTGAATCGACCAGTGGTCATTCTATAACCAGCACAGTGTCCAACAGCTATATTTCTATTTGCACTGCTTGAAACATATCCACCAGCAGCGTCTCCAATAAAGACGTTTAAGTAAGCGTCAGTGGACTGAGCACCAGCAAAATTTCCAAGGAAGATATTAGTATTACCACTTGTTATAGTGTTTCCTGCCAAACAACCGATAGATATGTTGCCACTAGCAGTAAGAGTACCTGAACCTAATGACTGTTTTCCAATCGCAATATTACAAGCACCCTCTGTCATATTAGCAGCAGCGTTGCAACCCATGGCAATATTATTACCACCACTTGTGATTGCATTACCTGCCTTGTGACCCATTAAAACGTTGTAACAAGCAAAATTTCCATTAAGATTTGCACCAGCACTATATCCAATACCAATGTTGAAACAAGTATTAGTGCTACTATCTTCACCAGAACTTGTTCCTGCATATAAGTTTTCATTTGAGTCTGGTTCGAATCCACCAAGTGAACTACCGTCTGCCTTGGCAAAGTTTGATGCTGTAATGACACCACTAACACAAGCATCACCTGTTACGGTTAATCTGGAGGTTGGATTAGTTGTAGATCCAATACCAACATTGAAGTCAGAGTTACCTACAATCCAACGACTTGTGCAAGTACCAATCGCTAATTGATCACTACCAGTTGCTGAAGGAGGTGATACATACGCACCAATGGAAACGTTACGATGTCCAGTTGTAACACATCTACCTGCTGCAGATCCCAAAGATACATTTCTACCACCTGATGAAATTGAACAACCAGCAGAAGGTCCGAACAATGCGTTATTACTACCTGAAGAGATTTTATTACCACTGTATTGACCAATTGTTACATTACGATTACCTGAGGTATCACTTCCACTTGAATTGGCTCCAAGAGATGCTTTTCCCATAGCAACATTATAAGAACCATCTGCAGAACCACTACCAGAAATATGCCTACCTGCTAAGGCACCCAACATTATATTGGCATGTCCGTTTACAAGTCCTTTACCCGCGTAATTTCCAATCGCGATGTTGCAGTTACCTATACCACCACTGCTACCTCCCAAAAGTGCATGGAATCCAATAGCAATATTGCAATTATTCTGTAATTTTCTTCCTGCAAGTTGTCCAATTGCAATATTATGTAAACCTGTTGACAAACAACATTGTAGAGTGTATGCACCAAGTGCAATGTTACCTGAACCAGATGTAATGCATTTTGAAGAATATGCTCCCAGTGCAACGTTATTATTTCCTGTCACTGCTGCACAATCCATTGTAAATTTACCTAATACAATGTTTCGTGATCCACTTGTTAACAACTTAGCAGAATTAGTGCCTAATAAAATATTATTTTCACCAGTATTATCTGTTGTTGTGCCACTACCACATCCTGCCATACATCCTATGGCAATATTATTATTACAAATTAAACCAACACCTGAGTAATTTCCTATAAAGACGTTACAACTTCCATCAGCAATACACGTTCCTGCACACATTCCAATGAGAGTATTTCTATTTCCACCAGTTGCACATTTTCCTGAGTGAGTTCCCAATATGACGTTATGATCACCAGAGTCTAATCTCTTACCTGCAGCACAACCCATTATAATGTTGAATTGTGTATCAGAGTCAGCACATGCTCCAGCCTGTAAACCAGCAATTAAATTACATTGTGCGTCTTGAGAGAATCCACCACTGATTGCGATGGTTGCAATTCCTGCTGCACCACTTGTTGCAGTAACAGTGACACCAGTAGAACCATTAAAATCAAGAGTGGAAATGCTTCCTCCAGTTCCTACTACAGATCCACTCTGATTTTTAACAGTCAGACCACCAATCGCACCGATTCCTGTTGCTGTAATTCCTGTTAAGCTTGAACCATCACCACGGAACTCAGTGGCAGTCACGATACCAGTAAAGTTACCACCAATAGAATTAATATTAACTGCAGTTAGAATACCTGTAGCACCAGCATTTCTTCCATCCCCTTGAGTTAAATTAATACCTGTCGCAGTAAGAATACCAGCAACTCCAACTCCTCCTGTTCCAGGAACAGTCAATTCAGTTTTTCCACTAGTTCTTATATGAACATTACCAGAAGTTCCACCTGAACTATTCGCTGACAGAACCACATTTCTATTCGAACTGGTTTTAATTCTGAGTTCTCCAATAGAACCTGCACCGTTTTCTGGTGAAAGAGAACCATATGTAGTTCCATCATATTGAACAGCAATCGCAGTATTTGTAGTGGTTACATTCGCTGTAATTGCGTTTATAGTGGACGTTGCAGTGATTTTATCATGAAATGTAGATACACCAGCAACGACTAAACCCTTTGTTGCTACATTTTCTGTACCACCAATACCAGTCAACGCAGAACCGTCACCAACAAAAGAAGTTGCAGTCATAACACCACTGACGCAAGCATCACCTGCAACACTAAGTCTTGAACTTGGGTTCGTGGTTCCGATACCAACCATAAATTCAGATGTTCCAGAGATCCAAGTTGAAGTTCCCGCACCAATTGTCAATTGATAATCACCAGTAGCTGATGGAAGTTCGACATCACGTCCAATCGCAATATTATAACTTCCGGTAGTGTTTGTATTACCTGCTTTGTCACCAAGGAAGACATTACCAATACCTGATGAAATAAGACATCCTGCCTCATGACCTAAGAAAGCGTTATAACAACCAGTAGAAAAACATCTACCTGCCTTTGTTCCAACAAAGGTATTATGTTTTCCAGTGGTTCCTCCTCCCTTTCCTTGTCCAGTATAAGCACCGATAAAGACATTGCAAACACCAGTGCAAGCACATATACCAGCATTATTTCCAACGAACGTAGCAAACTGAGATCTATCACATTTTCCAGCACCACATCCAATGAAAGTATTCTCACCTGATTGATTACATTTACCAGCATGGTGTCCAAGTGCAACACTTCCTGATCCAAAATTATCAGCAACTATTGCATATTGACCAATTGCAATATTGTTACCATTATTAAATGAGTAACCTGCTTTTCGACCAATTGCTATATTACCGCCAGTACTAGCTCCACCAGAAGCACCTGCCTGACGACCTATAGAAATGTTACCACCAGCACCTGTCTTGCCACATCCTGCATCTGTTCCTATCAAGATGTTTTGATCACCACTTGTAGTTGCCTTACCTGCACAAGAACCAAAGAATATGTTATAACAACCAGACCCATCAAGATCACATCCAGAACAAGTATTAGATGCGAATAAGTTTACATCGGCATCTGCTGAAAATCCACCTAAAGAACTACCATCTGCCTTGGCGAAGTTTGCTGCGGTGATAACACCGCTAACACATGCATCACCGGCAACAGTTAATCTGGAGGTTGGATTTGTTAATCCAATACCAACCATGAAGTCACAAGTTCCAAAGATCCAGTTTGTGTGAGCAACACCTATTGCTAATTGTGTGTCTCCAGTTATAGATGGTACGGATGCACTATAACCTACCACCACGTTACATGAACCAGTTGTGAGTCCTAAACCTGCATTAGGACCTAAAAGTGTATTAAAAACACCCGTGGATACACAACATCCTGCTTTACTACCAAGTGCAACATTAAATCCACCAGTGGCACTACCACTGATTCCCTTTAATGCACATGCACCAATAGCAACGTTATTATTACCATCAGTACGTTGACATCCTGCTACACATCCTACATAAACGTTACTTGATCCATCTGATTTAGCACCAGCACCATTTCCAACAAAAACATTTCCTGATCCTGATGATTCATTCCCCGAATACTTGGTTTGGTTACCAACCATAACGTTACCTGATCCAGTTGTGACCTTACATCCAGATTTTCTTCCAATATACACATTATTACCACCAGTGCATTGACAACCACCAGCTTGAAAACCTATTGCTACGCTGTAAGATCCACTACAAAGAGTTCGAAGAGCACATCCACCTATTGCCACAACTCTATTAGCAGTAACACAATTACTTTTAACAGCATTCATACCTATGATAACACTATCACAACCAGTTGTTAGGCACATCCCTGCTCCATAACCTATTCCAATATTACAGCAACCTGTTATACCAGCATCTTTTCTGATACCACCAGCCAACATTCCAACAAATACACTTCTATTTGCAGAAGTTAAACCAGTACCTGCACACATACCAATTGCGACATTATCTGATCCTGTTACACTGCATGAAGAATCTCCTCTCCCTGCATTTCTTCCCATGAAGATGTTATCATCACCAGTCGTGCTTTTACATCCTGCAGCACAACCAACAAAGATATTATATGAACCAGATGTTGTATTACATCCAACTTCCTTTCCAAGAAAAACATTATATGCACCAGATGTTGTATTCCTACCAGCACAAGTGCCGAGCATAAGATTAAAGCATCCATCAGTTCCATCAAGATTACAACCAGAACAAGTTCCAGCAACTAAGTTTTCGTCTGCGTCTGATTTAAATCCAGCATCTCCAGAAGTAGCGATACCACTTAAGAAAGAACCATCACCACAGAACTTAGTTGCACTTACGATACCACTTGAAGATAACATTGTGATTGCAGATCCAACAAACACATTGTTATGGAATGTTGAGACACCAGCAACCACTAAATTATCAAATGCACCAAGATTGGTTTGAGTTCCAACACCACTTAAGTTTGCACCATTACCAAAGAATGTTGATGCAGTTACCGAATTGATACCAGATATATTTGTAGAGTCATCTCCAATTATATTTCCGTTCGCAGTAATATTACCAGCAGCAGTGATTTCATTAATACCTGTGATATTTGTTGATCCATCACCAGCAATGTTTCCATTTGCAGTGATATCACCAGCAACTGAAAGAGCAGTGCCATTTAATAGTTGTAAACTATCACTACGGAAACGACCAGTGATTGTTTGTGAACCTGCTTTGATATGGGCAAACTCAATGATGCCATCTTCTGTTCCATTACTTGCGTCTAATATCTTACCTGTAATCTTGGCATAGTTTCTCTGAACACCTGTGTCACTTTCACCTTGGAATTTAATTTGTCCAAGATAATCCGCATCAGCAGGAGATGCACTATTTCTGAAGAGATTAATTATTGGTGCTGCTGAACTACCAGTATCAGTAGAGGTAAGAGTTAGATCACCAGTGCCAGTAATATTGCCACTAAAGGTAGAAACACCAGTTACATCCAATCCACCAGCAGTAATTCTTACACCATTTCTTGCAGTAACGAGTCCAACCGAATCAATATTAGTTACATCTTCGTATGTTAATGTTCCACCGACTGATACGTTTCCAGTTACATTTAATGAACTTAATGTTCCAACTGAAGTGATATTAGGTTGAGCAGCAGTTTGAAGTGTACCTGTTAAGGTTGATGCAGTAACACCAGCAATACCAGTGATATTTGTTGAACTATCGCCAACAATATTTCCATTTGCATTGATATTTCCTGAAACTGTTAATGAACTTAATGTTCCCAGTGAAGTTACATTTGGTTGAGCAGCAGTTATAAGAGTTCCAGAGAATGAAGTTGCGGTTACAACACCAATAGCGTTTACACCTTTGGCAGTTAATATACCAACAATTCCAACACCACCATTTTGAGTCTGAAGTGCAAGTCTACCACTATAATATAATTCAGTTTCTCCCTGCCCTTCACAAAGGATGTTCAAACTACTTTGATGTCCATGAATCTCAATTCTGTTGTCAGAACTTGTTCCACCCTCAATAAACAATGTTTTTGATCCATCATACTTAATTTTACCATCTCTGGTACCAGAGGTTGGGTCTATGAGTATATGATAATCAGTAACACCACCCTCAGTAAATACAGCCTTCGATGCAGTTGCAATTCCAACACCAAAGATATTCTTACTATTACCATTTAAATCACCACCTAAAGTTGGTGTAGCGTCTCCAAGAATCGAGGTTGTGATACCAGTAAGTGAAGAAAACGGATAGTTAGTAGCATCAGATAGATTAAATGCTGGAGTCGCATCAGTTCCACCAAGAGCAAGAGATATACCACCAAAAGAAACTGTAGAATTTGCTAATTTGTCATTTGCTATTGAACCTGCGAGTTGTGCATTGGTTATAGTTCCGGATAAAGATGATGTTGGATAGTTAGTTGCATCTGAAAGATCAAACGCTGGAGTTGCATCAGTTTCACCAAGAGCAAGAGATATACCACCAAAAGAAACTGTAGAATTTGATAATTTGTCATTCGCTATTGAACCTGCTAACTGAGCATTAGTGATAGTTCCAGATAAAGATGATGTGGGATAGTTAGTAGCATCACTTAAATCAAATGCTGGAGTCGCATCTGAAGAACCTAATGCTAAACTTACTCCACCAAAAGAAACTGTAGAATTTGATAATTTATCATTCGCTATTGAACCTGCTAACTGAGCATTAGTAATAGTTCCAGTTAAATCAGTGGTTGCTAAATTTCCAGAGAATGATGTTGCAGTAACTACACCAGTGACATTTAATCCACCAGCAGTAATTCTTACGTCATCATTGAAGGTTGATATACCACCAACTGTGAGACCCTCAATTATTTGAAGATCAGTAAAACTTGATGTTCCTTCAGTATTAATACCACCACCAACAAATTTGTTTGCAGTTACAATACCAGTAAAGTTGCCACCTACACCACTTACGTCTGTGACAGTTACAGAGTTAATACCAGATATATTTGTAGAATTATCTCCAACTATGTTACCATTCGCATTTATATTACCTGAAACTGTTGCTGAACTTAAAGTTCCAAGTGATGTGATATTTGGTTGAGCAGCAGTTTGTAATGTTCCTGTTAAATTGCCAGAGAATCCACTTGATGCTGTGACTACTCCAGTAAAGTTCCCACCTACACCACTTACGTCCGTGATCGTGATATTAGGTGATCCACTTAAACCAGCAGCAGTTCCTGATGTGTTTTGATTACCTGTTTGGTTTACGCCAGGTAAGTTAATGCTTGCTGTGCCATCGAAAGAAACTCCACCAATATCCCTTGCGGTTTCGAGTGCTGTTGCTGTGGCAGCATTTCCAGATGTGTCTTGATTACCAGAAGTATTAACACCTGGTAAATTAATATTTGCAGATCCATCGAAAGAAACTCCACCGATTGTTCTTGCTGTAGTAAGACCATCTGCCTTACCAGCAGTATCAGCGTTACCAGTTAGATTACCAACAACATTTCCTGTAAGATTACCAAAAACATTTGTTGCGGTAACAGAGCTAATACCAGATATGTTTGTAGAATTATCTCCAATAATATTTCCGTTTGCGTTAATGTTTCCTGAAACTGTTGCTGAACTTAAAGTTCCAAGTGATGTGATATTGGGTTGTGCAGCAGTCTGAAGAGTTCCTGTTAAATTACCAGAGAATCCACTTGATGCTGTGACCACTCCTGTAAAGTTACCACCAACGCCACTTACGTCAGTAATTGTAATATTAGGTGACCCACTTAAACCTGCGGCAGTCCCTGAAGTATTTTGATTACCTGGTTGGTTTACACCAGGTAAATTTATACTTGCTGTGCCATCGAAAGAAACTCCACCAATATTTCTTGCAGTCTCAAGTGCTGTTGCAGTATCAGCATTTCCAGAAGTGTCTTGATTACCTGCTTGGTTTACACCAGGTAAATTAATATTTGAAGATCCATCAAATGAAACTCCACCGATTGTTCTTGCAGTAGTGAGTCCATCTGCTTTACCAGCAGTGTCAGCATTTCCAGTTAAATTACCAATTACATTTCCTGTAAGATTACCTGAAAAACCATCATTTGATGTTACAATTCCAGATCCAACACTTACTCCATTTCCAACTACAACAATACCTGATCTTGCAGTGAGTAATCCAACTGAGTCTATGTTTGTTACGTCTTCGTATGTTAAGGTTCCACCAATTGATACATCACCAGTTACATTTAATGAACTTAGTGTTCCCAGTGAAGTTACATTTGGTTGTGCAGCAGTTTGGAGTGTTCCTGCTAATGTTGATGCAGTAACTCCAGCAATACCAGTAATGTTTGTTGCACTATCACCTACGATATTTCCATTCGCATTTATATTACCTGAAACTGTTACAGCACTTAGAGTTCCAAGTGATGTGATATTAGGTTGTGCAGCAGTTTGTAATGTTCCAGTAATATTTGTAAAAGTAGCACCTACGCCAGAAATGTTTCCAGAAAAATCTGT